AACACCACTCGGTGTAAGAACCGCCCCTACTGTAGCTGGCTTACCGGTAAATTTATCTGTATATCTCATTAAACCAATTTCACCACCATTTTCCCATGTAAGTTCAGATTCTTTCCCGGTCTTACTTGTGTACATTATCGATTTTACATAACAATTACTGTTATTGAATCCCTTTGGGTAGCTTACTTTGTTGTTTTCCGTGTCATATATATATATGTTACCAGGATAAGCTTCTGAATTTTTTGCAAATTTATTTTTGTCCATTGTAAATAAGACTGTTGATGTTTTCGCATTTATTGAATCAACTTGCGTTTGCAAAGAGGTCGCAACATCTTCTGATAGTCTACCTTTTATCCCATCAAACCACTCATTAAACATTGCTGTAAATTGCGAAAACAAATCAGATGTGCTTATTTGCTGTACAACTCCTGTTACGAATCCACAAACCTCATTGTAAGGTCTCATATCTGTTACGTCTGACTGAACGAGAGTCGACGCACCGATTGGCTTTCTTATTGTTGCTAGTTGTAGCTCATTAACTGTTGGCGTTCTTGAAACACTTACATCATTTTGTTTTAACTCGATTGAAATTTTTCTGTTCACTTTATCAAGCCTAATAACAATAGAATCTTCCTGTACATATGATGAACTATTAACTGGAATTGTTAGCGTTTTATTTTCTGTTAACTCATAGTAATATCCATCTATATAGGCACTTCCTGCTTTTACTGTTACTTTCAATCCGCTCTGAATTGACACTTTCAACCCGTCTGTAGGGTTTACAAAAACACCATTACCGATAAACTTTGAAAAATAGCTTGCAAAATCTTCTGCATTATATGTTCTGTCATAAACACCGCTACTTGTTTCTACCGCATTAAAAAAACCATACCTTTCAGCCATATTGACCACTCCTTTCTTATCTCTTAACACTTACGACTTTTACAGTCAAATTTGAGTGAACACCCCCGCGAATAATCTCTTCCACAGAGTTTGATTTTTTCAACCATAGCTCATCACCTTCCTGTACTTCAATCAATACATCACATGACGTACATGCCATATAGCTACCTTGCGTACTAGGAGAACCAATCGCACTTGAGGTCTCTTTATATTTTGCTCCATTTCTCCATATTTCACAGATATAAAATAAATAATCAGCTGTTGAAGTACGAGAAAATATTGTAAATGATACAAGAATTGACTTAACTCCTTTTCCTATTTTTATCGCACCATTTCCACCGATTAGCATTCCATTAGATGTATCATCCGCTATTGTGTTAAAATATAAATATTGCTCGCCTGTTCTTAATACATCACCGCTAGGCATCTGCACTGTCATACACTTTATTATGCTTAGGCTGTTCAACGAATTTTCAATATACTTAACATTTACTTCTGTCTGTTCAATTTTTTTCATTGCAACTTTAGACTCATCCACAATGTCTTTGATTCTTAAGCCATATGTGAACTCTAAGTCTATGATTTCTCTATCATCTTGCCTTGTCACTATTACATTTGTAATCTGTGCATCAAATTCCATTCCAAGTTCTTCATCTGCGATTGTAACAAAATCTCCTATGTTATAATCTTTTTTATATGTATATTGTTTTGTTATATCTGTAACCGTTGCTGTGTATTCTTCACTTAAATCATTGTCTTTAGCTTTTTCATCTGCCCTTTGTTTCATAAGTTCTTCATATTCTGCATCAGTTAACTTTTTGTTATCCTGTTCACTTTGAATATCTCTTGCATCAACCCATAGTTCTTTCCTGTTCCACCCTTTACGCTCTCCAAAAGTAACATCTGAATTAACGTCTATATTATACCACTTTCTGTCTGTTCCCTCTCCCTCTCCTGCAATATATACTGTATTTTTCAGCTTACTTCTATCGACTATATAATCTGTATTTGCTATATTACTTAGAGACTGAGAAAATACCACAGGACTAACTACTTTATTTCCTCTATGTCTTGTTCTATCTTCGCCAGCACCAATTATAAGCGTCCATCCATCTATATTATATGGATTTTCTCTGTTGATTGCTACAACATTAGGCTTTAAGACAATTCTTAACTTATCTGCTTCTGCAACTTCACTAATTTCATCCCACAATGAACCGCCTGTCACTTGCTTATCTATAATACTGCATACTTGTTTTAATCTTTCTTCATCCTCGAATTCAACTGAAAGTGCAATATTTCTATTGCTATCGTCTGACATTATAAGATTTTGTTTTACCAACTCTTCAATATATTTATAACTTTTTCCTTTAAATGTCACTTGTCCTTTAATAACTCTATATTCTAACAGTTTTAATGCAAGACTACCTTTTATTACAAACACCTTGCTTGTTTCACTATCACTTTCACGTTTTACTGACTCAATAACACCAAAAACATCATCATCAAACAGAACATAAAAGTTTTTTGTTTTGTCCATCAAATATAAGTTCTCTTTATCAAGCATTGCATTTATTTGAAATGTTCCTATTTCTCTTGCCTTATACTGATACTGCGAATATTCATACTTACGGAGAACATCAACTATACGCATTGTATCGTCTAATATTGTTATCATGTTCTACATCCCCCTTATGTTGAAATACTGTTCTCTGTACTCAAAACTAACATCCATAACACCATCACTTGGCTGTGTTTCATATGAATAGTAATTTTTTCCTAAGAGGATTTTAAACAGTTTATAACCAACTTCCATATCCCCAACTATCGAGGCTTCATCCCCACTTAAGGTATGTAACTTAACACTTTCTTCGCCTATATTTGTATTTATGATAATCTCTTCCCCAGCCGATATGCTTAAATCAGAAAATATTATTTTTGCATTTTCTGTTATGCTGTTTACTTGCTGTGTTATTAGATAATCACTAACAGCTTTCATCCTTATAATACATCCGACTGGAACATCACCATTATTTTCAATCAAAATAATTTTCTTTCTGCGTTCGACTCCCATTGTAATTCCTTTTGTTTTAGGTATTGTCAACGGGAACTTGAACATATTTTCTGCATCTGAAAGATTTATTATTTTTGTTTCTTTGTAGAACATTGGATTGAAACATTCGAACTCCAAAATAAACTTACATAGAACCTCATTGTTTTCTTTATAAGTATTAGAATATTTTGGTGGTGCTGTTGGTCTTGCATCTAAGTAAAATCCATTTGCTTCAATCACAATTTCTTGATATATAGAAATCATTCTATCTAGTTCTTCCTTTTTGTCTTGTACTGCTGTTTCACAGTTCTCCCAGTATTGTTCCCATGTGCTTGTTTGTTCTACATCCTTAGCAACAACATATCCTGTTATAGTTGGCTTTCTTGTTCCAACTGTTAAACCAGCATAAAACTGCCCTATTTGATAAGGCACTCTATATGCTGACATTTCTACGCTAGGTGTATCCCAGTCAATTTCATCAATGATATAATAACCATCTTTTGAATCAATAACAATACTGTCTTTTGTTACGCTATTTGTTAGTGTAACTTTTTTGACCATTGTTTTCACCACCTTTTTAAAATCCTAACAGTAACTCCCTTTTTGCTTTTTTCATTTGTCTTGCATACTCATATGCGTTTGGTTTTGTATTGTAGAAATTAAATGTGTCTCCACTACTATTTTTATCTCTACTGTTATTATACTCTTCATTCTCCTGTTTTGTCAATACCCTTTCACCTTTATGCAACTCTGCTATATATCCATTAAACGGTACATAATCCAAACCGTTTGCATGTTTACCATTTACACTCTTAGCGGCTGACTTTGCCTCATTCGCACCACTTACAACATTCTTAAATCCGCTAATTATTCCACTTACAAAACTTCCTATCTTACTTGCAAAATCACTTACCCAACCGAGTATGCTTTCTCCTATACTCTTTAATCCATTCCACAACTGCGACAGAATATTTCTTCCGGCACTGTACATCTGACTGCCTATTGCTAATATCTTACTAGGTATTTGCGATACTATACTCCATACTTTACTTGGTAGTTGTTGCAAGAATGAAATAAATCTTGAAACAAAGTTTGTTGCTGTTTGAACTCCGCTCTGTACAAGCTGTGAACCCCATGATATTACTCTGCTTATAGTTTGTGATAGCCATTGATATATTCTGCTAGGTAATGTTGATATCCATGTTACAACATTTGTTACAAAGTTTGTTGCGGCTTGAACACCAGTCTCAACTAAGTTTGTCCCAAACTCAATAACTTTATTTATTGTGTTCAGCAACCATTCCCATATTCTACTAGGTAACTGTGCGAACCATGTTACAATATTTTCAATTATCACTGGCAATTCAGTTGTTGCCCATTCAATACAAGATTGACCAAACAAATATATATGTCCTAACATTTCACCGATTACATAACCAATCTTATAAGGTAATTCACTGAACCATGTTACAATCGCATTTATTGTGTTTGGTATTGTTTCATTCACAAAAGTATTAAATGCATTCGGTATTGTTTCTGTAAAAAAGCTAATTATGTTATTAACAAAGCCTTGTATTGTTTCAACTGCATTATTAAATACCTCTGGAATTGTTTCGGTAAAGAATATTTTAACGCTATCAAACGCTCCCAAAATGATTTCTGGAAGTCTGCTGAAAATATCAGACACTTTGTCAAAAAACTCTTGAAACTTTTGTGCCGCTTCATCAAATCCAAACTTCTCTAATATCTCCGCTCCTATGTCTCCTATAGTGCTTAAAATTGTGCTTCCAATACTTGTGAATGTTTCTACTATATTGTCAAACAATCCTTTTATTCCATCTGCAACTTGTTCAAAATCTCCTGTAAATACTCCAATAAATATATCCATTATACTTAGAACATTGTTTAACACTAATTGTATAATATCTACAACTGTAGAAAAAGCACCCTCAAATACTGGTGCAAATATATCACACAATGTCTCCCATGCTGTTTTAATCACATCTGTTATGCTTTCAAAGTTAAAACCTAACTCATTTATCTTACTTACAAATTCATTCGCAAAATCTGAAAACACTTTCTTTAATTCATTGAATGTACTTGTTATGTTATTTCTAAATTCTTCATTTGTTTTCCACAATGTAACAAACATTGCAACCAATGTTCCAATAACAGCAACAACCGAAAGGATTGGCAATAATGCTCCACTGAATCCTGTTGATAAATTAGCTATTATTTGAGGTATCCCACCCATTTGAGTAGCCAATCCAGCATAGCCAGCCTTTACCAAATCTATACTTGTTTTAACTGCTTCAATCGTTGTTTTAAATGTTTTAAATACTGTAATCGTTCTTGAAACTGCCGTTGCTACTTTTGATAGAATAAGTAAAACTGGACCGATTGCGGCAATTACAAGACCCGCTTTTACAATAAAATTCTGTTGTTCTTCTGATAATTCATTAAACTTTGTTACAAGGTTTGTAAGCCATTGAATAAAATTTCTTATGTTTGGTATTAATACATTTGATATAACAATTCCCGCACCCTCTAATGCTGATTTAAAAAGTGTTATATCCCCCTTTAAATTATCAAGCTGTGTTTGTGCTTGTTTTAATGCAGAATCGTTTGCATCTTTCAATCCCTCTTTAAAGTTATTAACTTTCTCTGTTGATGAAACTGTCATTTTGTTAAACGCTTGCAATCCATATGTTGTAAAGATTGTGTTCTTATAAGCGTTTCTTTGTTCTTCAGACATTCCACTTAACTTACCATTTAATTCATCTACAACATCATTGAAATCTCTTGCATTGCCTTGCGCATCATACACTGAAACACCTAATTCGTCAAGTGCTTTCTTGGCTGTACTTGTAGGTGTATATAAATCCATCATTGCTCTGTTTAATGATGTTGCCGCTTCTTCTCCTGTTATGTTTTGTTCTGCTAATCTAAGCAAACTTAATGTTACACTGTCCATATTTTGTCCATAACTCTTAGCTGTTGCAGATGAAGAGGAAAGTGCTGTTCCTAATCCTCTAACATCTGTGTTCGCCATTGTTGCTCCTTTAGCAACTAAATCTGTAACACGCTTTGCTTCGTCCATTCCCTTGCCGAATCCCTTAAGAGTACCTACAACATATGTTGAAGAATCAGCAAGACTTAAATTACCAGCCGCCGCAAGGTTCAATACCTCTGGAAGTGCTGTCATTTGCTCTTCTGCCGTTAATCCACTCTGCGCTAATACATTTAATCCCTCTGCCGCTTGCGTTGCGCTAAACGCTGTTGTAGCACCCATGTGCTGTGCGAACTTTGAAAGGTTTTGAATCTTATCTGTTGTTGTTCCCATTGTTGCGGCAACTTGTGACATAGCACTTTCAAAATCTGTTCCCGCTTTAAGTGCCGCCGCCCCTACTCCTACAAGTGGCAATGTTACACTTCTTGACATTGTACTTCCAACTGTAGCAAAGGCACTTGAAAGTCCTTTAAACTTTTGTTCTGCTGTGGCTGATTTATCCCCAAAAACTTTTAGGTCATTATAAGCGGATTTAAACCCTTTTTGAAACTTACTTGAATCAAGTTCCAAGTATGCCACAGCAGTTCCCATATTAACCGCCATTTGTTTCTCCTTTCAAACAATACTTTTATTCGTACTGTTTATAAAAATCTTTAAAATTGTTATAGTGTTTTGTCTCCGCTTTTTTGTTCTGTTCTATATAATGAGGTTTTTCTCCCTCTGTTAATCTCAATGTTAATTCACAACATGCTTCGTTAAAACAAAAGGCAGTATAACTGTCCTCTATCCCTAGCACTTCACTAGGTAAACATTTATACTGCCTTGATATTGCTAATACGCTTTCTACCTTTTTACTCTGTACGAAAGGATTCTAAAGCTTTTACCCCCTGTTGTGAGTAATTAAAAATAAACATCATCTGTTCATCTGTAAGCTCAATCCCTGTACTTTTGATTTCATCATATGTTGGCTCTACAAAAGTTTCACTTGCAATCAAATCAATTACGTCATAGATTTCTTGCATCATACTATTTTCTTCTGTATCAAGACTTCCACTCTGTACGAATAACTCATTTGTTTTAACAAGTAATGAATTTGGAATCTTTCCCTGTTTTGCCATCCCTAAAATAGATGGTCTTTTAAGTTTCGCAACAAAAGGCTGACCCTCTGCAAAATCTGGAAGTCTTACGATATTACCATCTGCATATTGCTTTAACTGTTCCAAACTTGTTACCTGCTCTGTTTTTGCTGTTCTTGCCATGTTCTTTCTCTCCTATCTTTTTTATTTAATTTACTACCAAACCTGTTTCTTCTGTTTCAAAATCATCTGACAATGCAGACGCATCTGTGAACTGTGGGAGTGTTTTCACATAAGAAATCTTATATGGTGCTTCTCCCTCTTTTGGTGCAGAGTTGATTGTATACTCCGGTACACGGAACACATCATCTTCTGAACTCATTGCAACTGGTGTTCCTTGACAGTTAGGATATGTGATTTTCTCATATCTAACAATCTGACCACTTGCATCATATTGTGCTGAATAACAATCGAGTTCAAATACTTGTCCTTTGTCTGTACTTCCAGCAACTGGTGGTGTATATGTTAATGTATCACCTGTTCCCTCTACTGTTCCACCTTGCAGAATCTTAACAAGCTCAGGAATGAACACATTATCTGTTAATGTAATCTGATGTCCAGTGATTGTTGTTGTTGCTGGTTTCTGTGCGATTAATCTTCCTGATTTTACAAGTTTAATTGCATCTGTTGTTTCCGTCTGCGGTTCTACTCCAACTTTATTCGCTGTGTCCACCGCAATCTCTGTTGCATTTGTATCATCACCACCAACCATTCCTGTTCTTACCACTACAAGCGAAACATCAATGGTTGGGATTCCAACTGCTTTTTTCTGTGTTTTTGCCATCACTTAGCCTCCTAACGATTTTCTATTTTTCTACAGCCTTGGTATTGAAATGATACCATATGTGCATTTTTATCCTCATCATAAAAACTTGCTGTTTCATTTCCAACATACATAACAAGTGGAAATATCTGTTTCATTTTTTGTTTTGTTTCAAACATGAAACTTTCAATTCTTCCATATCTATTTGCTGGAATATATAACATAATTGTGTATAGCGGTCTTTCACTTGAGACTGATTGCTGTTCGTATGTTCCCTCTGATTTTACCACAACATATTCTTTTATACATTCGCCTTTATGCTGTGATGGATAATACACTTCTGTTCCATCTACCGCTATAGTGTCCCTAATCTGTTCTATAATGCTTTTCATTTGATGTACCTCAATAAATCCTTATAACCGTCTAAAACTTCCTTGGAACACGCATTAACAGTTGGCTGTAGAATAGCAAATCTTCTTTCATTACATAACTCTAAATATATACCATAATCAACTCCATGACCTATATATATTCTTGTTCGCATTTTCCCAATTTGTTCAACCCATCCTGTTAGCCTTTGCCTTGCATGTCCTGTTCTGTCTGTCCACGGTCTGTTCCTCTTAGCATAGTTCTGAAACTTTTTTGCACCGCTTGTCGCAAACATTTTAATTGCAACTTGTGATTTTGTTTCTGCTCTCTCTAAATTGTCAAGTAACTGTTTCGCATCAATTCTAATTGTTCCCATTTAACACCAACTCCATTGATATATCACAAATAATGTTAAACTCCTGCATATTATTTTTCTCAATAATCTTATAAGTGTTTTCATTTATTTGTATTATATCTCCATTTTTTATTAAAACAGAATCATCATATGCAACCATTAATTTCGGCTGTCCTTTTGAATGTGTTTTAGAACCATCTGAAACGCTTTTTGTTATATATCCTTTTTGTGTATGAAACAATCCTTGTACTTCTACAACTTCCTCTTGCTTGTCTGTATCTTCTCCATAACTGTTTAAGACTATTCTTTTAACTACATAACTTCTTCCATGTGTTTTTATCTCACGTTTTACTTTGTTTAGTTCTATCTGTAACATTTTCTCATTCATCTTAGCACCCCACTGTTTACAGAAACAAAGTGGGATGCAAGCATCTTGAAATAACTAGAACTGTCTTTCGTGGTCAAACCACTTACATCCAACCCTGTTACTTCTGCTTTGATTAATAGTCCATCATAGCTTGCTTTTCTAACATCACCGTTATTTTTTTCTAATAGATATTGCAATTCATCCACTTCAAAATATGGTGCTTGTTTTTCTCTCAAGTTGAATTTTAACTGTTCTAGATTATCCATATACTCACCTCCCACTTTTGTTTACATCTTACTCTGTTGGATTGCTTTCTGAATAATCTGTCTTGCTTCTCTTACATTTTTAGCTTTTGAAGTATCAATGTTATGCTTTGTTGCATATTCCGCAAGCTGTTCTTTGTTCATTTCAGAAATTGGAATTGTGTCAACTGAATCATCCTCGACAATTTCTTCTTCTGTTTCAAAATCATCAATATTTTGTTCTGTTTCGTCAACAATAACATAACCATTCTTTTTGAACATTGTTTCATATGATTGGCGGCTTACCTTAACGGTATGCTCACCTTTCATAATATTAACCATTGCCATGCTTATTCCTCCCTTACGCTACTACATCAAGAATATATACTTGGTCTGCTGTTGGGAAGTCTGGCAGACAAATCATTGTAACTTTTGTTTCAACATTTACCGGGTCAACCTTTGTCATTGTTGTAACTGCTACTCCTGTATCTGTAATAGACACATTTGCAACATTACTTGACATAAGGTCTGACTCTTCCGGTGTTGTACCAAACCATGTGTTTCCGAGTTTTCCTGTTGGGAACATAACAAAAACATCTTCTGGAACATATCTCTGAACTGCTCCCTCTTCATCTTTGTATCGTTTGTCATATACTACAATGTCAATTCCGAGTTCATCTTTAATGAACTGTTTAACTTTTGCATCTGATACAAAACCAACACCATCCGTCATAACATAGATAGATTTCTTAATTTCTGTATTTGCTCTGATATATCCGAACACCTTTGAAGAGCATATTGCTCTTTCAACTGTCACACCAGTATCATCAACGATTTTTGTAATACCTGTTCTGATATCATCAAGAATTGTTGCTGATGGGTCACTCCAACTCTTTGTTACTGTTACTTTATGGCTTTTATCTACACCATAATCATACTCATAAGCCTGTCCATTTCCTTTCATAGAAATTGTTCCTGTTGTGAGCATCATCATTCTCATGCGCTCTCTCTGTGCGGAAGCACCCTCAAGAAGTTCAACCTCGTCTGCAAAGATTCTGTTTACGATTGCATCAATGTATGCTTGGTTTCCACTCTCAATGATTTTGTTAAGTTCCTGTCTTAATTCTTCATCAATATACTTAGACTCTTTAAAGAATGGCATATCTGCGCTTAACTTCTCAAATCCAATTCTCGGTCTTGGAATAGCCTGTACATCAAACGCTGATGCTTTCAAAACTACTGGAAGTCCATTAGAACCTTTCAACCATTTAAGCGTGAGTCCGAGTTTCTTATCATTTGGGAAAAGTTCCTCTCCTAAATATGGATCTCTGTCCTGTTGTAACAATTCCCAGTATGATGTAATTTCAGAACTAATAATAAGGTCATAAATTGTCATGTTTTGTTTTCCTCCTATTTCCTAATTAACAAGCAACGAATTTAATCATTGGCATTGCTTTCTTTACTGTATCTGTAAGTTTTGCTTTTGTTGTTGCATCAATTCTGTTTGTGTTTACGAACCCAAACAAAAGCAATGTTCCGTTTGCATCCCCTGTTGTAACATCTACGTCATGTAGAAGAACTCCTACTGCGTCAGACGCTTCTGTAGAGCTACCATCTGTTGCCGCTGTGAATGCTGTTGTTCTTTCATCAAGATTTCCTGTAAGTGGTGTTCCAGCTTTAACAACTTTCTTTGTTCCCTCTGCAACTCCGAGTGCCTTACTTACTACTACACCCATAGAAACTTGATGTTCTACTGCAAAAAGAATTTGATTTGTATTACCATATGTTTCTTTTCTAACTCCTGTTTGATTTAACATTTGTTTTACCCTCCTTTATTTAAAATAATGGCTCTTTACTGCTTTTCTTCCAGCAAGTAATCTCTCAGCCATTGTCCCGGCATACTTTGAATCTCCATTGTTTGAATCTCCGTTTGTACCCTGTTTATTTTGCTCTGTTGCTTTCTTCACTCTTGAACGTGTTACTGTTCCCTTTTTGTTTGTTTCATCTTCATCAGTCGCAAAATAAATCTTTCCATTTGTGCTGTCTTTCATTTCTGCAATTACTGCATTAATGTCTTTTTCTTTTGTAACTTTTGCTTTTGCAACAATAACTAAATCATCCACAAGCTCCGGTTTTGCTCCTAACTGAATAGCTGACAGTTTAGCTTCTGCAATTACTCTCGCCTCACGCTCTGTAACAAGTTCTTTTGTTGTTTCTGTTAGTGCATCATCTTTTTTCTGTAAATCAGTTTTGTTTGCTTCTTCATCTTCTTTTGCTTTCTTTACTATTGCCTGTAAAGACTCTGAATCTTCAACTCCTAAAGACTTAAGATATTCTGCTACAGCATCACCTTTTACTTTTTCAACATCAACATTATTTGCATTCTGCTGTATACTTGTCTGCTGGTTTGTGTTATTGTTCTGCTGTGTATTGTTATTGTTTATGTTATTCTGCGCATTTGTTTCTCCATTTGTTCCATTCGTGTTTGTATTTGTTTCTGACATTTGTTCTATTCTCCTTTATTTATTATATAATGTTTGTAAAATTCTCTCTTCTTTTTGTAACTGTCTTTTCTTTTTCTCAATACCTTTTAAAAATCTCGCCTTTTCTGTTTCATTTGTTTCACTGTTCATGTTTGCTGTTGCTTTTCTTATTTGTTTTTTCAAAATCAATGTTTTCTGATTATCATAATAAGAATCATATTGTTTTCCACAATTCGGACATACTAGAAAAGTCCTTGTTATGTTTTGTTTTCCAACTTGTTTGTTTTCTTCCTTTATCATTGGATAAAAGGATATTTGACACTTATCACATGTCACTTTCAATTATATCACCTTCTGTATACATTGTCAACTCTTTTATAAATATTTTTCCATTTTCATCATAAAAAGTTTTTCCTTTTGAAACTTCATTAAGCAACTTTCTTTTTTCATTGAGTTTCTTTGTAAGTCTGTCCTTTTTCTTTACCTCTCTAGGACTCACAGTTTCCTTTTTAAGGCGTTTTCTCATTGCCTTTACAAATAGCGCCTTAATCTCTTTGAACGTCTGTATGGACTCATTATCGTCTATCTGGACGACTTCGACTTCCTTACACCTTACACACTCAAAATACAAAATAACATGATGTTTTTTATCTTCGTCATATACATCTTTTTTCAGTAATGACTTTGAATCCAAACTATTTACTTCTCCACATTTGTTACATACTCTTTTTACTTCCATGTTCTCTCTCCTGTTCTACATAAAATCTAGTGCATATCTATCAATCTCCGGGAACGTTCCTACTTGTGAATTATACCACATTCCAATTTTCTTAGCTATATCTGACATACTATCTGATATTACTGCTTCAAAAGTACACATCCCATTAGGATGGTCTAACGGTAATGCATCTTTCGGATATACTCCCTGTCCTAATCCATATTTATCTTCTTTTGCTCTGTTCTCACATATTCTACAAACTCTCCCATGAAAGTTACTTGTTATCCATCTATAGCCAATAACAAAAGGGTCATTTTTGTTTACTGCTTCAAAACTCTGTTGATATGCGTGTGACACTAATGTTCTAGCAAGCCTTTGTGCGTTGTAATCAACATGACCGAAACGAAACTTATCATTTATTTTTTCTCCGACTTTGTTCGCCCTGCCACTGTTTACATCTGTTATTCTTGCTTTTCTAGTGCTGTAGATTACTTTACTTGCCTTTCTTGCTTTTGGGTCTACATAACTTTCAATATCAAGTGCTATCTCATATGCGCTTTTTCCTTGTGCTGTTCCTATTGAAATTATCTTGTTTATACTTTCCTGTGTTTGTTTATTATAACCCCATATCGCTTTACTTAGTGTCCAATTATCTTGATATACATTCCCTGTTATGATGTTTCTAACAACTTGGTCGGGAACAAACCTAAATGCTTCATGTATATCTGAATCTTTAAACCCACAATATTTAAGAAATGTTCTTGTATCATATACGACTGCTTCTGATACTGTTTCCATACTTCGAACAACACCATTCTTAATATCTTCATTTAGTTGTTCAATCCTTTTTGTTATACTCCGCTTTAACAATACAAGGTTTTGTTTTTGCATATTTCCATTACCCATGCTTGCTATTTGTTTTGTTACATCATGGTACAGATTCTCATACATTTGTTTTATGTCTTTTTGCATCTGCATTGTCGTTGTTTGTCTTACTTGTTCTGCATTTTTCAAACTAAACTTCTGTGCCATTATTTATATCACCTTATTTTTTTACTCTTCAAGTTTTGTTTGTGTTTCAATTTGTTGTACATTCTTTTCTACTTGGTTCTGTGTTCCAATATCATCAAGCTCACCTTGTACTTGTGTATTCATGCTCATACTATCAAACATATTGTTCTCTATTGCTATCTGCATAAGTTCATCATCAATCTGTGCATCTGTTTTAAATTCATCCTTTCTCCACTTCTTAATGTATGACTTTCTGCTTCTAGCATTTGCCGCAATCTCTGAAAGGTCTGATGCTTTTTCATCATCTTCATCTTCCATTAATGCATAATGTTCTAAAATATTAATGTTATACTGTATTTCATCCAATCCTGTTAAAACATATCTTGAAGCAACTTCATCTTTGTTTAACATTGCAATATCCAAAATACATTCAACAACAAACTCTAACGCTGGAATCCACGCTTTCATCTTTTCATCACATCTTACTTGTAATGGATAATACAATGCTTTTAATGCTTTTCCACTTGTTATTGTTCCCGCCATTGTTTCTTCTGAAATGTTTGGTATATCAAGTTCTCCATACATTGTTGTTTTAATTCTGTCTAGCGTTGTTTTAACACTCTCTGTATGGTTCATCTGCGGTGCTAGTGTTCCGACTTGTGGATGTACGTCATTTTGGTTTTGTTCTGAACGTAAATCCCAATATGCACCAGCTCCACTACTTAGATTAGCTGTTGTTTCTGCATTCATATCTACTGTATAACGAATAGGATTCATTCCTTTTCTTTCACTGTCTATATCTGCATTTCCGAGTCTACTATATCCGGCTTCATACATTGCTAAATCTTCAATTTCTGATACGCCTAACTTATCAATCAGTGTTCCATCATTCAAAATAACAACTGCTGGGATATATTCCAACTCTATTATTTGTTCTGGTACAACATTTTGTTCTACATTGCCGATTCCATTATACAGAATAGAACTAAAATGTATTTTACCTTTTATTTCTTCATATCTGTTTACTAGATACTTCTTTTGATTTGTTTGTTTTGTTCTGTTTACACTCTCAAAACTTATGAACTTTGTTAATCTATCTGAGCCATAATCTGTTTCGTAATAGAACTGCAAACTGTTATAAAAATGTGCTTGTATTCCATCCTGTTCTGAAAAATCAACCAAACATGCTACACGCTTTCCGATAAAACAATCTTTTGCACTTTGTAATAATGTTCTTGAAAAATTACTGTTCTTTAAAACTTTGTTTACTAATGTTTGGTATTGTTGTACTTGTTCCGTGTTTTCTTCACCAACATAATTCTGTTGTATTAAAAAATCTGGCGTTTGGCTAAACATAAATCTTGCTTCTTTATCAATCAATGTTTTTGCAATCTTAAATCTAACATCTGATGCTACATAGTCCCCTGCTGTTCCCTCTGTTATAAATTCAGCACCTTTTTTATAATCAATATAATTTTGTTGTATCTGTAAAAGTTCCTGTGTATATAAATTGTATCCCTCTTCTATTTCATTTCTTAAAACAAAATAAGGAAAATTTCTTAATGCTTGTATTACTTCAACACTATGTTGTTTATTACTAGCCATATAATATTATACTCCTTTCTATTATATAATATATTATAATATATAAATATATATAAGTCAATAATTATTTAATGTTTTTACATATAACAAAAGGGTGGATTTCTCCACCCCATTAAATGTTTGTTTTGGTTTGTTTTAGAATAACTGGAATCTATCCATTGGTACTCCATATGCTCCAGCATATCCATCTTGTCCGCCTGTTGTTTCATCATTATACTGCCACGAGTAGTACCCTCGTTTAACTGGTGAGATTCTGTATTGTGCTTTTTGCCAACTTCCTACTGGTGGATGGTAAATAACTTGTACCGCATCAATAACTTTACCAACCCCGGCATATCCATTGTTACTATCATTCCAGTTACAGCCGGAAACATATGGTAGCCATCTTCCACCAAGAACATGAACTCTATAACTTACTGAACCAACATCACACTTAATTGCTATATCTGTTATCTTTCTGCCCTGTACACCAGCAAAATCTTGTAGGTTTCGAACAAATGGATATATTGTTCCACCCTCTACTCTTACTGCATATGTAAAATTAACTGGTACATTATAATGTCCTCCACTTGGCTGTGGTGTTGTTACTCCTGTTACTGTTACTCCATTACCATAATCAATATCACAAAGCTTTAAAAGGTGCGTGAACCTGTTCTGTGACAGATTAGCTATTCTTACTCCATAAGCTGAACCATCTGCTGCAATGTATTTATCATCACCGAGATAAATTCCTATATGTCCTTTCATCCATACTGCCCAACCAATGTTATTGTTTGTTCTTTGTGAGATTGGAATAACTTCTACTGCTGTTTCTTTATATTGGTAACTGCCACGCATTTTACCAGTATACCAACTAATTAATCCACTACAATCTACACATGTTTGCCCGGCTTTGTTATCGTCACTGTACCAAACACAGTTAGAACCGTATGTTCTTCTTAGCTCTCTGATTCTGTCCAGTGTTACAACTTCTCCTTTTGCCCCATAAATGTATGGAGTTCCAACTTTACTCTTTGCGAAATCAATTAACCCTTGTGCTGTTTTACTCATATACCTCTATAATCTCCTTATATGCCCTTAGAATCAATTTTAATATGCTACACTATTATTCCTTAGCTTCTACTTCTTTAATGCCTGCAATGCTCGTTAAAAGGCTTACAACACCAGCTACTACACTTGCAGATACTACCATCTTCCAATCTACTGAACTAATAACCACACTAGAACCAATTACACCAATAGCCGCCTGTGCCATTGTTTTAATTGCTCTTATGCTTGCAGCCTTAAACCATTCAACAGTATTTACGTTTGGTTTGAACACACAATTCTTAAACATGTTTTTTACCTCCATTTTCTAATCGACATAACTCTAATTCATGTTTTGCTTCTCCTATTTCTTTTTCATTTCTTTCTATTGCATCCCACTGCTGTTTCTGCCCTTTTCTTACGTGTTCTTTATATTCTTCTATTTCTTTGTTTTGTTTTTCTAATTTCTCGTTTTGTTCTTTCATTTCTTTTGCTAACTGTTCTACTCTTAGTGTTAATTCTGTCATTGCTTTTGTGTTTTCACTTAGTGGTCTATATACTGCCGTAAATATTCCAATAAGTGAACTTAACCCTAATACCACAATACCTATCATTTCTGCTGTTGTCATATTATAAAACCTCTTATTCACTTTTACATTTTAAACTGCCATTTTCTGCTTCCATGCTTCGATTGCAGCGGTATAAGTAGCAGAATCACGTGTTGGAATATATACCAAGCGACCCCCGATACTCCGAGTACGAGTACCAACACTGCTATCCAGAGCCCAATAGAAACTGCCCTCATCACCGCCACCATTCCAACGACCGCCAAAATGAGCGATACGGTAACCGTTCAAGTTGACAGTGATATATGTGTAATCACCAACAGGTAATGAACTGTTACCAAGGCATTCTGACGCAATAAATAACCAGTCGCAAGCTGTTGAATATCCCATTGCTGAAATATAACCGTTTGCGTTTGTTACTGTGAATCCGGCAGGTTCATAGTTTCCACTGTTCTTTGATTCTGCAAAACTGAAATCAGAACAAATATAAGGCTGACCACCGCCCATTTTTCCATTGCCCCAAATATTGATACCATAGACAAATTTCCAAATGTTACCCCAAAAGTTTTCTTTACCTCTCCAACATACGGAAGTCTTACCGTCAACAGTGTATTCTTTAGCAACACCACCTTCATATGTGGTTGTTTTCTCTGCCCTACCTGTACCATTTCCAAGTGAAGCAGTTGAACCTGTTGCAGCTGCATAAGAACTTGTTGTGTCACTTCCTGTAGTCCAAGGTAAGGAAACAACACCCTGTGCAATAGCGGTCTGTAAGTTCATCATACCCATTTCAATGATCATAAGCATCTGTTCAGCAGACACCTGTTTAATCAGATCACCATGCCAGTTTGTTCCACGATTCTGTGCCATTGCTTCAATATTCGGTCTTGTAAGATTCTGTGAAGAACCGGATGCAGGTCTTGCACCTGCGATTGATGAAAACTTATCTTCACCAGTGTTCATAACCTGTTCATCATTCAACAGATACGCACTTGCTGATGCATCGTAAATACTACCTTCATAAGCACTTGTCAGGAAGTAATCAATTTCATTTCCTGATGCATCATAGAATGCCGGGTGAAGTCTGAAACCTGCACGTGGCTTTTCTGACACATAATAGTTTGCCTTTCTTAAGTGGTAACCAATACCTGTATCAATAGGGTCATACTCTACAGGACACACCAAATAATAGAACTTTGGCTGATATACCATAACCTGACCCATTGAACCATCTTCTTTATAATCTGCATCACCGTACCATGCCACTATAGAACCATCATCAGCAACATTACAACGTTTACGACCACCAAACATTGTGAACTTATCAAAATCAGAACCTTTTGTAAGGTTGGCTGCTCCGGCAAGTCTTTTGAATGTTTTATTTTTGTAATCGACCTGAATACCGACAATATCATCAGCAGTGATACCCAAATAGGCACGAATATCTGCAATATTAGCAAAAACAGTCTGCATTGTACTCATAAATTCTGTTTTATCAACTTTATGCTCCTTTAGTTTACTAACGTCATTTTGCATTTGTGTGTAATCGTTTGGAATTGTTTTTATTACTTCTTGCGCTTTTGTTTCTATTGCCGCTTTCTGTTCATTTGCTACTCTTAATAATTCTGCTTCAAGTTGTTTGTAATAGTCATGCGCTTCTTCTTCTTGCTCCTGTGTTCCGCTTACTTCCAATCCATCCAATACTACACCATTTGCAAGAGTAGTATTCCATTCATTTGTTATAATGCCATCCGTTCTAGTTTTAATCGCACAAACAATAAAAGATATAATGCCCTTATATGCTGTTACCTTTCTGCTTAGTTCCCAACTGAATGTTACATAATCTTCTCCATCTGTTGCTAAATCTGTAACAATATATTTGTCTCTTCCCGTCTCCAAACCACTTGCATTTTGGTAAATAACTCTTAAATCTAGTTTACTTAAATCTATTCCATTTCCAACAAATCTTTTACATCTGAAATATTTTCTTTCACCTTTTTCATCACTCATAACACCGAATATTCTTTCTGTGTCTGGAATAATCATTGTTCTTGTGTCTGCATCTATCTCTATCACATCATTTGTTTCTGTTAATCCTTTCGCTACAACTTCTGCAATATTTAACAGTTCATCTACACTAGGCACTTCAAACACCTCCTTTATGTTTGTTCTATATATGCTCTATTTGTTGTTATTCTTGTTTTGTTGCTCTTACATGTTAATTCAAAATAAAACATACTTCCATGTGTTACATTTACTGGTACTGTTACTCTGTCCTGTATAATTTCATTTGTTTGTTTTCCATCTACATCATACATGCTGATGACCTTTTTTGTTCCTTGCCACTCTTGGTCAAAATGAAAAATTAAACACAAATAGTTATCAGAACCCCTTACAATGTTTTCAAAATCACATTGTTTGTTTCTTCTTAATAACTGTCCAGTAACATCAAAATGTAATTCTCTCATTGCTTTCCACCTCGCCTAATTATTCCACTTGCTACTGTTCTTTCTACTGTTTCATCATGTTCTATATTCAATGGTGCTGAATCATATGTTGCAAATACTGGCTCTCTTTCTTCTATGATTGCCATGCACAGCTCTATTCCATTATAAATTCCGCAACTATAATCATCACCAATGTTTTGTTCTTGCATTCCTTTTAACTGTTTTATACTGTTCTTAATTGTTTTTAGCTTCTTCCAACTTCTCAACATTCTTAACACCTCCTGTGAGCTTCTATTTACCGCCTATATTCCATTTTATTTACTTAGCCTATAAATACTAGCCACTCTTACTATTTGTCTTTATTTGCTTAATATCTGCTACTGTATACTGGTCTAATGCATACCACAAGGCACTCATACAATGTGAATCGATATTGAATTCGTCATATATTACATTTCCCTTTAAATCCTTTGCATACGTTAAATCTTTTAGCTCCCTTATTGCATTCCTACATTTTGGCGAACATACTATTTTCTTAAATCTCTTTATCTTCTTTGTATTCTGCAACCTACTTCCCGGGTATTTTCTACATGCATACATGTTAAATCCCTCTTGCCTATAATACTGTATATCTTTTGGTGATGCACTATCTGCAAAAATAGGTTTCTTACAATTCTCTGCTCTTTGTTTTGTTCTCTGCACTCCATCTAATAGAATAAACTTATTGTCTGTCATATGATTCCTATACACTTCATCATAGATATAGAGTATTTTGTTTTTATCATCTACTGCACAACTTATCAATGCATTGTAACTTGTTTCAAAACCAAAGTCCAACCCAAAGAAATGGTATTTGCTTGGTATATTTGTTATTGTATTTGTAAATTGTTTTGCATTTGTCGCAATCGTAAATTGTGGTAATACTCTTGTTCCGCTTGCTCCGAATCTTCCCCACCTTGCTACCGTCCATAAGTGTGGGTCATTTATCTTTAATCCATCAAGACGCTTTATATATGATGCTGGCAAGAATGGATTATCGTCTGCAATACTATGATGATAATATACTCCATTCTTCTTGTTTACTAATGTTCTTCTTTTGTATATTTCTTCTTCACTCTGTATTACGTGTTCTTTTCCTTTATCATCTGTATGCGTAAAGAATGTGTTATACACCCAATTTTCTTTCCCTACTGGGTTTGTTGTCATAATAAAGTGTAGTGACATTTTAGGCTCTCTGATACGTCCTAGAAGCTCTGTATAAGCATCATAACGTATTTCGCTACACTCTTCCATCCAAACGATAGAAACACCATGTATGGACTTTATCTTCTCTACATTGTCCATTCCTCTAAATATAATTCTACTACCATTTGAAAACCTCACTTCCATTGGTGACATAACAGCTACAGCCTTTCCATTCTTAGGCAAGTGCTGATTAGGTAGTGATTCATCACTTAGCATGTTCATCTTTTCTAGTATTTCTTTAAATAATGCAAAACATGATTCTTTTATTGTTCCATATACCTGCCTTACAACAAGGCATGTTCTTCTTTCTTCTAGTAGTTTTAATATGATTTTAAGTGCTACATGGTAACTCTTACCGCTACCATATCCACCGAATAAAAGGTATTGTTCATAATTCCAATCTGTTAAAAAAGTGGAGAACCTTTTCGAAACATCAATATTAATATCCATGCTTCACTTCTCCTTTTGTTTTAATTTGTTTGTAATAGCAGAAAAGGACAGATACATCACTGTGCATCTGCCTTTCTGTTTGAATTAATTATACCATATTATATTTTATACGTCAATGCTTTACTTAAATATTTTATCAAGAACATCTGTCATATCGGTCAACATATCCATTGCTTCCATCATTTCTTCATATGGTTTTCCATGCACTTCTTTCATGCATGTATCCCTGTGATTAATCAGATTTTCAAGTGTTGCATTTTTCATCTTGATATCTTCATCTTTAATCTCACTCATGCATATCACTGAACCGATTGCATTCATAATTGTTGCTTGACTTTCAAGAATAATATCAAGTTTGTTTTCTACCTTTTCAATTCTCTCTTTCATTATTTCTTCATTTGTTTTCTTTTCTTCCATTGTTTTGTACTTCATTTCTGAAATAGATATTTATTTGTTTTCTTTTAGGCTTTACTACCTAAATGGAGCATGTAGGATTCGAACCTACAACTTACCGCTTATGAGGCGGTTGCTCTAACCATTGAACTAATGCTCCTTATGTGTTGCTTTCATGCGCTTGAACACTACTCACAACACTTTAGCAAGAAAAAGAAATTTGGTTTGCACACCTTTTATAGTGTGCAACTGCCTAGGTTGGATTCGAACCAACGAATGCAGGAGTCAAATTCCTGTGCCTTACCACTTGGCTACTAGGCAATGTGTAGGCTGTAAAGGGATGGGAGTACTCTACAACCTACGAACTACAATAGATTAAGAAAAATACCCTCAAAGTATCATGCCTGTGTTTTAATGACTTTAACCACCTGTCATATAATCCTATGCTTCTAATAAACAACCACTTGCGAAGAACACTTCTCTTGTATCCCAATCATGAATCTTTGTTCTTTTTGGTTCTTCTCTTATTTCATTGTATTTTCCATACTTCTGAATTTCAACATATGTTAAAAACTTTGCTGTTCTTTTTACTACCTCAAATACTAACACATCATTTTCTGTATATGTTTTTCCTACTTCAAATCTTCTTTTTTCCATTTCTGTTCTCCTTATTTGTTATCTTTTACTGTTCTCCTTGTTTCTGATTATATATTAACATAATGTATTATATTTGTCAACACTTTATTTACATATTATCTACAAAATCCAAGTCTGAACAACTTTCACATGTTCTCCCTTTGTTACTTAAGCATATAAGTTCTGCATACATCCCGCAACAATCACAATATCCAAGAAGACTGTTATTTGTCCACTTTCCATTGATTTTGACATATCTATGTTTATAGTTCTGCATTATTTCTGGAATTTTATCAGAATATATAACAACTCTTGCACCTGCATGGATACTTGTATTTGATTCTACAAACACAACTTTCTTTCCTTGTGATAAAATTTCATTTTGTCGCTTTTCTAATTTATCGTAAAAATCAAATGAAATAAAACCATAAATGATTTCGTTATTTGACTCACAACCATCATATATATTCATTATATCCTCCTATTTATTTTACATAACATAATATGTTATAAAACAGAACCTCGTTGACTCTGAATTATGAGATTTTACTGTATATCCTTTTCCGAATCTGCCGACATAGGGTTTTGGTTCTTCATTGTTTTTAACTGATACATAACCACGACATAATGCTGTGTGATGCTCTTTATACTGTACTCCATTTAATAACATATCTCTTATCTCCTCATTTGTTTTCTCTCCTTACTTTTTTATACTTGAAGTGCAACCTTACAAATACCTAAATCAACAATTTGAACACTATCACTTTTAATGACTTCCTGTACATCCTCTTTTTCTAATGGTTCATATAGCAATTCTTTCCATGTTATTCTTATATTTAACTTTATTCTATTGTAGAACTTCTCTGCTTGTTCTTTTGACATATAATCGCTACGCTCTATACGTTCACTATCATTTCCAAATCTTACAACATAATCATCCATCTTATTTGTTCCTCCTGTTTTGTTTTATCTCTCTTAACTTGTTTATATAATAACATATATGTTTTATTATGTCAATATTTTATGCAAATATTTTTTTAGGACTTTTTCTAAAATGTTCATTTGCATGTTCCTTTACCGTTTTTAATGTTTTGGCTTCTGAATACTTTTGTCCATTTATATATAAATAATATTTACCTGTTACTGGTTCTTTTTCAATAACATATTCATTACTTGATATCCATAACTTATCAACTATTCTTTCTGCTTCCCATAATCCATCAATTCTTTTATCCTTTTTAAATTTCATCATTTTGTTCTTCCTCCTAGTTTGTTTACTCTGTTTTTGTTTTCCTTAACTTTAATTATATTATAACACAACAAAACAGAAAGTCAATATGTTTTTATATAATATTTTATATTTATTTATATAATAAAATAAGCACCCTTAAATGAGTGCTTAAATCTTACCAAGTGCTTTCTGTGTTCTCTTAAGTGTACATTCTTCATACATCAGTTCTTCCATTGTTGAGTTCTTTTGTCTCTCATATGTTCCTTTGCTTTGGTCTAATGCATGAAATATACTACCTGTTCCAATAACTTTCATTGATTCTGTTGGTTCTGTTTTATCACCGTTTAGAAGATGATTACAGTTAAATGTGTTTACTTGAAACAAATCATCACAGCCACAGCAACATAAACTATCACCAATTTGTCTCAACCTGTTTTCTCCAACGAAGAACTTCATACCGAGTTTATGTGCTTTTGTTTTAAACATTTCAAAATGTTCTTGTAACATTTGTTTGTTATAACATAAATCTGCACCAACTCTTTCAAGCTCATGTTTGTTGTTCTTTGGTTTTCCACTATTGTACTTCATACCCTCAAATATTACACCGTATGCTCCCGCATTTTTAAAATCATTCAGACTATTTTTTAGAACGTCATGTTTTACTTGTGGCAAATATGGCTGGCATCTAACAATAACTCTCTGGACATTTTTACTTAATGTTTCTATCATCTTTAGTCTTTCAATATATGTTGGTGCGCCCTTTTCTATGTTATCGTAGTATTTACTAACACAACTTATCTGCATAACAACATTACACTCTTTTAAAACATCTAAATATTCTTTGTCAATACATAACTTACCTTTTGTACTTATAACAACTGGGTATTTTGTTTCGGCTAACAACTTCAAAATATTATACGTACTATCAATGTTTTGTTTGTTGTTTTTTTCTATTGGCTGAAATGGGTCTGACATTCCACCCCAATGAACTGGTATATCCCAATCACACCAAAATGTGTCTCGCTGTCTATTCCCCTCTGTAAAGCTTTTTAAACTGTTATAGCTACCTTTCACTGGCTTTATCTTTTTAATGTCTTTAAAACGCTTTACAAAGCAATATTCACACGCATGAGAACAACCTGTATAGTTATCAAAATGTATCGGCATGTCACATATTGCAATTTGACTTCCACAATCTACACTCATTGTTTTACCCCCGCTTTTTTTCTTATTATCTCTTGTACCTTTTCTTTGTTTTTGTTTAGATATTTCATAATTGTTTCTTTTTCATCTTTTGGAAATGCTAGTGAAACAACAAAGAAATTCTTTTCTATTTTGTCTTTTGTTTCATACTCAAAAGCACCTGTTAAATCAACATCTTCATCAAACCCAAACAAATCCATGTCTATATCTTCTATTAGGTTTTCAAGTTCTTCATCAAGTAAACTGTAATCCCATTCACTTTCATTTAGTTTATTATCTACTAGCCTGTATGCTTTTATTTGTTCTTCTGTTAAATCTTCTAAACAAACTGTAGGTACTTGTTTTAGTCCTGCTTTCTTTGCTCCCAGTATTCTACCATGTCCAGCTACTACACTATTATGTTTATCTATTATTACTGGCTGTGTAAAACCAAACTCTTTAATACTGTTTGCTATTTGTTCTACTTGTTCTTTACTATGTTTCTTTGCGTTCTTCTTATATGGTTTTAGTTCTTTTATTGGTTTATAAACAATGTTTAGTTCTTCCATTTCCATTACCTCACTAACCTACATATACCTTGCACAGATTAAGACTGCAAAACAAGCCACCGCCATTCCAATCAGAAGTGGTTTTAAAATATCAATGAATTCGCCGCCAATCAGATTTACTGGCTCTATCTCTTCTACCTTCTCTGGTGCAACCTCTTGTTTATACCACTTACGGAGTTCACGCTTAGCACCATATTTTGTCCAACAATACTGAGTCTCTCTAAACCACATATCATCATCCTGTACTTCGCCAATCCACTTACCCATATCTTTATCATACTTAACTCTAAGTTTCATATCTCATATGTCCTTTCTTATGTTTTATTATATATATGTTCTATACTTCTTTGTTATGCTTGCCTTTGTTCTGTTATGCGTTTGTTCTATGTTTTACTATATAGCTTTTTATTATTCACATGGTGTTCTGTTTGTTTTACTTACATATAGCTTAGTAGCTTACCCATGTATTTTACGCTTTTAACCTTACAGTTTTTTAATGATAGTAACATTATACTTTTATGTTTTGCTTCATGTATGTTTTCTGCATAGCATATTGTTTTATTTGTTTGTTCTGTTTCTTTTCCGAAATCATCTAGCTTTGTATATATTACTAGGTACTTACTTTGTTTTTCTTCATCCATTTGCATATTTAATTGTTCTAGATCTTCTAATTCTTCTTTTGCTTTTAAATATGTTTTATTAGCAATACCCATTCTAAACCTCCTATCTGCCTTTTCTAGCCATTTTATTTATATGTGCTTATACTTTATAGGGTATGTGATTTAAAACGCTTATATAGGCTTATTTACCACTGTACACTTCATTTCCCCATTCTTCCTCTTCGCTTTCTTCTTCAAGCCAATCTGTTCCATTTTCTGCATTCCATATTTCTTCATCATCCTGTTTGTTTGGTTCATATACATCACCCTGCGTTATAAGGTTGATTGTTACTTCATTCTGTACTTTTCCTGTTTGTTTGAACATATCTAACTTGTCCATCATGTTTACGATTTCTTTGATTGCTCCCACATCACCTGTTAAGCCTTTTTTAAACAGTGCTACCATTAATAAGTTTTGGTTTGTTAATTCGCCACTTTTAAAACCCATATGCATTAAAACTTGTTTTTGTTTTTGTGTTGTTATATCCATTGTAAGCAATGCTTTCATGGATTGCTGTAATGCCATTTTTTCATCACGTTTCTTCTTTCTTGCTTCAACACCTAACTGCCCGATTCTTTTTCTTTCTTCTGGTGTTCTCTCATTCATTGGGATTAAATTTTCTACTCCGTTACGCAATACTTTTGGAGACTTCGTATTTGTTGCCATCCTTTCTGTTCACTCTCCTTTTTACTTTTTGTTCCATAATATCAAATAAGGCAAGGAAGTTCGCTTTGTTTTGCTTCTCCCTCACCAATATTTCTTTTTATATAAAAACAGTAAACATATAAAACTAATCAAGTATACGAGGTTTATGTATACGAACGAAATTATTTTATAAGTACAAACATGGCTTTTTATTGTTTTGTTTTATACATCCACTGTTTTTATCCTTTTATATTTTGGCTAACATTTATGGCTGTTACTTATATGTTTCTATCCTAAAACATTTCCTTAGTTCCATTTTATTATAGCATGTTACTATCTATTTGTCAATGTATTTTATTAAATAAATTATACTTTTTTTTACCTTTGTTTCCTTTGTTTGTTTTGCCTAAAAAGTAAATCCCTTTCTTTCTTGGCTTTTATTCTTTCCGCTTTCGCCTTTTCATTTGCTTCATAGTATTCTAAATACTTTTCGCACGTTTCATGGCAATGTAATATTCTTTCTCCACAGTTCTTACATGGACTATGTAACATCATATCAACCCTTTTCTCCTTAAGTAATCCTCTACATCACATAAATATAATATTGCTTCCTGTGTATCCTGTTCCTTTATACTTACTATTCCATCTGTGTCTTTTACTGTGTACCTATATTCTGATATTGGAAACCCGTCTTTTGTTTCATTCTTTAGCTTCCGCTTTACTTTTGTTATAAAGTTTAATATGAATACTACAACCAATGTTATTACAATGCTTTCTAATGCCCCTATATGGCTTTTTATCAACGCATATGGGAGTAATATATAAATAATACATACAAGTTCTTCAAAATGCCCTACAAGCCAATTACGAGCCTGTACAATAGTTTCCTTTACCGAGCTTGCTACTGCTTCAAATAGTCTACTCATAGTACCTTACCTTTCAATCCAGTTTTTAATGTTTCTAATTTTGTTTCAAGCCTTTTTCTATATGGTGGAGTTTTGCACACTTCACATCTGTATTTGTTTTCTTTGTTAAAAAACGCCCCGGCAAACTCTTTACATATTTCACAGTTATGCTCAAACACTTCTTTTTCATCTGCCATAACATATACTTCTAATTCTACACAACCAATTCCACTACTTTCATTTTTCTTTATATTGTAGCTTATGTTTTTAGAATTATTCTTTGCTACAATGTTTGTTGATATCCATTTACAACATTCAAGATATGCCTGTTTCATTGTTTTAGCTTTGAACTGCTTACTTATAATCTTTTCTGCTATTAACATGGCTTTAATCCTCCGATAACTCTTGCTTTGCTTCTACTGCACTTCTATCTGCAAGCTCATTTAATGGGTCTCCATTATGTCCTTTTATGTGTACCATGTTTATTACCATTTTCTTTTCATACACAAGCTTAAACATCTTTTCCCATATGTGTTTATTCTTTACCGGTTTATCTTCTTTTGTTTTCCATCCATTTTTATACCAGTTTAAAAGCCACCCTTTTATTATAGCATTCACAACATACGCACTATCACAATACACTGTCACCTTTTTTGCTTTACTCTTAAAGGCTTTTACTAATGCCATATATACTGCTGTTAATTCCATTTCATTGTTTGTTGTGTTTCGTTTGTTCCCTTTTGTTACACTTGTTTTGAATCCGCTGTCACATTTTACAAGTTCCACATAACTCCATCCACCTATACCAGGGTTTCCACTACAAGCACCATCTGTATAAAATATCAATTCTTTCATTCATTTGTTCCTTTCTTTGCATCTGCTTTAATGTCTGCATATAATTTCACAATAATCTTTGCAACTAACTCCCACAATGTTTTACCATACACTGTTCCAATCCAATCATGCTTTTCTCTTACCTTTATGCAACAGCATGAATAGAATACAAACTTTCTTGTTTCATTAAGCTGTTCATAATATGGCATAAAGCTCTGTGTTCTGTAGTTATATCTTATACAAATTCCTTGCATTGATTTTTCTAATATTTCAAGTGGTGCAATCTCTGTTTTTGTATAGTTTTGTTTTTCAAGCATCTTTGCAACTGGTTTTACTTTCCAAAGAAAATTGTTTAATGTTTTTATGTTCTCCTGTTTTGTGCAATCTAAATTTAAAATCTCTTCTGTTTTCATTGTTTTATTCCTCTTAATTAAAAAGGCAAGAAATAGAATACTTCCTACCTCCTGCCTTTTATCAACATCTATGCAACGTTTGTTTTATTTATTTGTTTTAGATTTCCCAATCATCATCTTCATCATCCTCTGCTTCTTCTGCTTCGGACTCTGCATCAGCGGCTTTCAGAAGTTTCACATATGCATCTGCTTTCATCTTTGTTTTTGCTTTGATTCCACGTTCTTTACACATTTTGAAAAGCTCCATTGCTGTTTTACCCTCATATGGGTCTTTCTCTTCTTCATCCTCTGTACCCCAATCATCATCTTCGTCAACTGGCTCTTCTTCTTTCTTAGCCTGTTTCTTAGATGTTGCTTTAGCTTTCTTTGTTTCTTTCTTAGGCTCTTCCTCGTCAAGCTCACCTCTGTCAAACTTTTCAAGAAGTTCAATCAATGCATCTTTCTTTCTTGATTTACACTTAGAAGAAATTCCTCTTGCACAACACAGCTTGTAAAGGTTTGCTCCTGTCATATCAGTGTAGTCAAGTTCGTCATCCTCTGCTTCTGTTTCAGTTTCTTTTGTTTCCTCTTCTACTTCTGTTTCAACTTCCACACCATCTTTAAGTCCTGTTTCAAGAACTCTTGCTGTAACCTTTGGAAGTGCTTTAAGAATTACAAGAATCTTATCACCAGCTACTGCTACCTCTCTTGTAAGCATTGGATAACGTGAACCAATCTCACAGATGTTTTCTTTGTTCTTTCCCTCAATAATTTCCTTTGCCGCTTCATAGGCTGTCCAATTCTTTGCCATCTTTCATTCTCCTTTTTTCTCTTTGATTTTGTCTTGTTTGATTTGCTTTGTTTACTCTTAAATATTAACATACTGTTTATGTTTTGTCAACAGTTATTTAAACTTTTTATTTGCTTTCTTCTTCGGACGGTGTTCTAACATCAATGAAAGGGTCTACAAGTCCAACAGCTTCACATGCTTCAAGAACACAATCTGCTAAAGCAATTAGACCATCTTCATCAAGGATTCCTAAACTGCCTTTAAGAAATACCTTTGTTTCTTTTCCATCTTCTTCTGTTACAAGCTGTTCTGCAACACTATAACCTACTTTGTTTGTTTCACTGTTGTACGCTTCTGAAATCACAACATTTCTTCTGTCCTTAAAACGCTTTGAGGAAAGTTCTCTAAATGTTAATCTTCCCATTCTTCTCCACCTCCCTCTTCTCCATTGTCTGGAAGTTCTAATACTGCCATAAACTTAAGCATGATATACTCTTCGTCCACCAATGAACAAATGTTATCTAAGTTTACATTTTCCACAAGTGACTTAAATGGGATTGTTGCATTTCCATCTTTATCAAAGTTAATTGCTCCAATAGTAAACATACCCAAATTTACTGCCCTGCTTGTAGCTCCTTTTGCATGTAAAGTAATATCATTGTTTAATCCCTGTAATAACTCTACACTTGTTAAGATTTCATCATATCGGAGTTTAAACTTAACCTGTACTGTTTTGTTTTTTCCAATAGTTAAACCCTCAAAAGTAGCTATCCCTTTTTGTTGTAACTTTCTTTCCACTGTTTTGTTTTTCTCCTTTCTGTTCTAAACTTCTGTTCTTGTTTTCTTCTTTCTTGTTCTTTTTGTTTGAAATAGTTATTTCTAGCATTTATGTTATGTTTTACTTTATTAACATCTATAACATTAATACTTTGTTTTGTATTACTATTTCTATTTGAGTTAGAATCTAAGTTGTTTAACTTATCTGTGTTAGGCATGAAGCTAACAGCTTCAGAACCCCCTCTTTCTTTCTCCCCCTTATAATACTCTTCTTCATTTTGGTTGTCAATACCCTTTTTGCATATTTTATACTTTTTTAAGAATTCTTCATCTTCTTCTGCAAGCTTATTTATTACATCACGCTCTATAAGCTCCCTATATGCCTGTATATCCTCTTCTTTTATTGCAACCCATACTTCATCCCTGTTAATGAATTGAAAGGCAAATAAGGGTATTTTATGTGCTTCTAAAGCATGATGTTCTAATAAATGTAATACACTTTGTTTAATACTGAAACTTTCATGGTCTGTACTTTTTAATTCACAAAGAAAGTGTTCATTTTCACCATCACATTTTTCTATCCACCCAGCACCACTATTTTTTGTAGGTTTTAAACCTAGCCTGTGCATTACTTCTGCTTCATTCTTTCTGTACCACTTTGTACTACGTTTATTCATGTTTTGTTAGTTCCTCGCACTTCTTTCTGTATTTACAAGTCCCACATACAATGATAGGTCTTTTACCATAAGATTTTCCAAAACACTTCTCTCTTTCTTTTGCTTCAATCATACATTCTCTTTCATATACACATAAATTACATTTCTTATCCCCATTAATATGCCAACCAAAACAACAGCCTTTTGACTCTTCGTCACTTATATCTGTTAATTTTGTTCTTTTGTTTTCCCAACTTGCTACCACTTCCAAAACATCTACAATCTCTTGTGCCATTATGATATCAATACCGACATGCTTTGTTCCACAATTTCTACACTTTTCAATTTTTTCTTTTACTTTGTTTGCAAGTTCCTGTACATTATATTCTTTTTCAATCTTCATCTTCTTCTCCATCCTGTTCTTTTAGTTTTTGTTTTGTTAATGCTTCAAGGTACTTGATATACCCTAAGCCTAACCTGCGTGTGCTTTTTGTTCTATAATTTTTTCTTGCTTCGTGTAGTTCCTGTGTTCCAAACAAATCACGGAACTTAGTTTCTGTTTGGACAATAACATAGCTGTAATTATCTTTCCCATTTAACATTTATTCTTCATACCTCCATTCTAAATGTGCTACTATATACATCTTCTTTATAATGCTATTTCTAAGCTTCATATATGTCCCTAGGTTGAACTTTTCTTCATCATTCATACATTTTATTATGTATCTACGTAAACGTGTTATTTTGCGTGATATAACTTGGAATTCATGACAGCCGCTTTCTTCTCTCCATTTTGCTATCGGACAATATAAACAAACTACTTTAAAAGTGTCACTTCTTTGTCTACTCCTAAAACTGCACGACGTTTTTGTCTTTTAAGTTCCCTGTTATATACTTTGTTATATTCTGATTCTGTAAGATGTTCTAATGTTCCATCATACCAAACAAGAATGCTGTGGTCTTTTCTTTTTGACTTTGCTTTTCTTCCCTTGCGTGATTCCCTCTTATTGTTTCTTCTTTCTAACTCTTCTTGTGTTAGTTCATAATCACGTTTTACCATGCTACCACTTCCTCTTGCATGTCCTGTTCTTCTGCCAAAAGTGTTAGTCTTTTTGTCTGCTCTTTCTGTTGCTTTTTCAATTTCACTATTACTGTTTTCAGAATACCATTTTCTGCATTTCTCTTTGCTCTTTCTTCTTCGTTCCTGTGTTCTTAACTTTAATTCAACATTTACATTTGTAAATACTTTTTTAAATTGTTCTTCATCTACTAGAATCAGAGCGTCTCTGTTATTACCTATCTGAACACATGGGATATTATAATCAACAATCAACGATTTAATAATTGTTTTACTCAATCCTGTTTCATTTTGTATTTCTGTTAGTGTTTTAATCTTATTCATGCTATTCACCTTTTATAATTTGTTTTGCTAGTTTTCCAATGAACTGTTTGTCCATTCCATTCAGCCTACTAAACAAATCAAAACCTGTTGTTCCATCAAAATCATAAAAAACATATCCATACTGTGTATTTATTCTAATTGTTTTCTGTGAATATTCTTTTTGTAGTTCTACAAGCTGCTGTGCTATTTCATCAAACTTTTTATCACTCCATTTTGGACTATCTTCTTCATAATACAAATAACTATGTATTAAAACAACTCTTTGTAGGAAATCTATTTTTAATTTATCTGTCCAATATGCTGGAAAAATATACATTTGCTCTACACCCTCCTGTTCCACTCTTCTATTACTTGTTCAACAGAACTCGTAGCTATTTTTTCTTGTGACACTCCTTTTTGATAAATCTTATCTACTTTTAATGAAGTTCTAACTCCACATGATAAACACATAACTTGTACACCATTTTCTACAAATAAAACTGCTTCACCTCCACAAAAAGGACAAGACTTTAATACTGAATTAATACTTTTCATTTGTTATTTACCTCATTTGTTATTATATTTTCTTTTAATCTGTTTTAATCTCCTTATTTGTTTTATATCACTGTTATCTTGTTTACATTTAATACTATAATACGTTTGTTATTATATGTCAATAACTATTTTAACTTTTATAATATAAACTGTATAGCTTTATAAAGAAAAATATATATATAAATATATATACAAAAAGAAAATTTATTCTAGCAATCCATAATATTTGTAATCTTCGTATATTCCATTTTCTCTTTTATATATTATTTTATTATATAACAATGTTTTTATCAGTCTTTCTTGCATTAAATCTAAAAACAAATCATTTATATAACTTCGTTTTATGTTTTTATATGTTTTAAAATCCTTTTTTACAAGCTTTGTTATAATTTCATCAACTTGCAAATCTTCATAAACTCTACAACCAGTACTCCAATATTTTTTCCCAAATATATCTTTATGTCCTCCACAAACAAAACATTTATAATGTATACTGTTATTTATAGCTTTATATATTGTTACGCCTTTTGAACCGCTAAAAAATCTTATTGTATAATAATTTGATATTGTCCATAATTTACCATTTTCATCTAAATATCCATCACCAACCGTACATTCATAACGTATTGGTTTTCCACTACTATCTGTATGTATTATACCATTTATCATACATATATCATTATGTTTTCTATGGTATTCTTTCAACAATGGTGTTATTGTACTATATATTTTGCTTTTCTTCTGCACTTGTTTTGCATATTCTTCATATTCTTCTAATGTTTTTCCTGTGAATTTCTCCATTTCTTTTCTAATCCTCCTATTTAACGATTTAAGACACTTTATACCTTTAGCCTATACTTTTATTACTGTACTATATAAACACGCTAGAAACTTAAAATACAAGCTATAGAAGATATAATAAAAGGTAGCTTTTTAGGCTACCTTGAATTCTTCCCTAAATACTTTCATGTATTTGTTATTACCAAGTGTGTATTTGTTAAATGTATTAATTGTATCAGCTCCCAATCCTTTGAATACTGCAATCTCTAAAAGTGTATTAATATCAATTCCAGCTTTTTCAAGTTTTGTTACTGCCATAATACATCTATAACTAAATGTTGCTCTAATACCACTTGTTCTAGCCTGTGTTCTAAGTTCTTCAATAAAATCAACAAGCTCTGTATTTCCATTTGCAAGGCTAAGTTCTATTCTTCTATCATAATCAAACTTAATTGTAACAAATCTATCAAGTGTTGCTTGGTCAAGAACAAGCCTACCTGTGTACATTTCATCAGCACCACTTCCAACAGTATTTCCAGCCGCTACAACTCTAAAGTTTTCATTTGCTTCTACTCTACCAATTGGAAATTCAAAATACCTATTAGCAAGTGCCGCATTGAGTAATACTAATACCTCTGGAATACTTGCATCCATTTCATCAAGAAAGAATAAACCACCTTTTGTAAACGCTTTATAGAACTCTGTTTCATGGTAAACACCACCAGCATCAATGAATCCAGTAATTTTATATTCTTGCTGTACACTGTTTGTGAAATAGAAGTCTAAACCTAGATCCCATGCAATCTGTTCAAGTGTGAAATTCTTTCCTGTTCCTGCATCCCCTACAAGATAAACAGCTTCATTCTGTTCAATACAAGTTTTAATTAAATTATATTTCTCATGTCTGATTTCTTTTTCTTCTTCCACTAGAGGAATTTCTTTTACTGGTTCTTCCTTTTTAGGTTTTACTACTGGGTGAATAAGCTCCACAGAAGTTTTATTTGTTTTACTTTTTCTTCCTTGTGTTTTAAGTTCATTTGTTGTTCTGTTTTCTGAACGGAAATTTTCCGGTTCTTTATACTGTGTTCCATTTCCATTTTCATCAAACGTGTAATAATAGAAGATACCTTGAATTTCAAAAACATAAATTCCATTCTTCTGCATTTCTCTAATTTCTTTGGTATGTTTTCTGAATGTTCTTTTCAATGTTACAACACCAAAATCTGTTTTTGTTCTGCACTCTACATGCATATCATCAATCTTTGTTACACTTTCAAATGTTCTTCCTATCATCATTTTGTTCTCCTTATTTGTTTTCTGACTTATTTATTTGTTCCTTACATCTATTATATATTATAATATACCAAACAAACAAACAAATAAGTCAATAGTTTTGTTTTAATTTATTTTGTATTTTTCAATGTTTGTTATCTCTTCTTCTATAACATTTCTTGGAACATAATATTCACCTTTGTATAAATGTTTTACTTCTTCCCACCCTGTACATTGACCATAACCGCTACCAAAATCTTTGCAATCATCTAATCTTTCAATCAATCCGAATACTATTCTTCTAAACATACTCGGATGTGCTAACGGAAATGCAAGCTGTTTTAAATTCATACGCTGTGAGCTGTCTTTTACTTTCACTCTAATATCAATATAGCCCTTTGACTTTCTGCTTCTTGTTACAACACTAACAAATACATTACAACGCATGCCTTGTTTTTCTAACTTATCTACAGCCTGTAAGAACTTTACGCTTTCACGCATCATTGTTTGTGTTGATGTTGCACCGCTATAACCAAAATCTTTTGTTATGTTTACAACTTTCTGTTTTTGAACAACTTTTTTATTGTTTATCATGTTTGTTGGAATACCTTGTAAATATCTTGGAACACTGCACTGGAATCCTGCAATATCATAAAACGCTTTGTTTCTATATCCATTGTTATTTACATTAACTTTAGCGTCCAGTTTACTTTTTAAATGTTTTGCTCCATCTTCCCAACCATGAAACAATAACTCCCTTGCTTCTTCCATTGTATGTGTTCCTGTAAAACCATAATTATTACTATCAGAAGCATGGTATCTTTGATAGAATGATGTTCTTTCTGTTGTATCAATATAATTAACCACATCTGCTATTGAATTAAAACTAATATTTATATCATTGTTTGTTTCTGTTCTTTTCATCTTTGTTATCTCCTTGTTTGTTTTCTCTTGTTTACAATTACTATATTACACTATTTGTTTTGTTTTGTCAAATACTTTTTGTAACAAAAAAGGAACGCTTTTTATACGTTCCCTAAAATGTTTCTTCTTTTAGTTTCTGTTTTGATTTTGGAATGAATCCATACATAGCAATACAATAAGAATCTGCTAAATCATCATTTATTTTACACGGTACTTTCTCAGCTCCTATTTTAACGTTTATAACACCTTTCTTGCCCCTGCCCTTATATTCCTCTGCTATGTACTTTAAAAGTCCTTTCTGCCTCAAATAAAGGATTGTAGGATACTTGTTAGGATTTATTCCATATTTATTTTCTTTTGGTTTGCTTGTTCCGATAACTGCATTCTTCCATGCCTTTGTATCTACACTATAAACTTTTATATTATGTGCTAGAAATACATCTAATATTGTTACGATTAAACCACCTGTTGTAATTAAATACTGTGAACTCATATGTCCACCACTAAACGTCCTAATACGCTCTATAATACATTTTATTTCAATAGGCTTATATTTCCTTAGTAGCTCATTTAAAATTGATTCTAGGACGCTTCTAAGGTCTTTACGCTTATCATAGTTATTTTTGCATCTCGTAAAATCTATACTATACATTTTCAATAGCTTTTTATCTTCTAATACTGTAATTCCTGTTCGTGTATAACTTTCGTCAATTCCTATTACAACCATGTTCCCTTATATACCTTTCCTTTTTAGCTTTTGCGATTTTCTTTCTGAACTCTATTTTATCTTCCTTTGTATTCATCTTTGTATCATTACATTCACAAAACTGAATTCTTTTTATATGTTCAGAAATCCATGTACTTTTTACAAGTTTAAATGTTTTAAAATTTTGGTTATATAGAAGATATTTGTTGCCTACTTTTCCACAATACAGAATCGTATATATACTTGTTTCTGATTTTAATTTAAACAGCGTTCCAATTTCTATTCTGTTGCAATCACTACACCCCGTTGTTTTTAACTCACTGTCTTTTGAAATCCATCCAATAATGTAGCCACTTAATAAATTGTTACTGCATCCATATCTATAAAACTTTTGCTCTTTCGTTTGTTCCTTTTTGTTTTTATTCAAATAGCAACATTCTGCACAACTTGTTTTCCTCATTCTTTCAACCACTCCAAACATTTTTCTTTGCTTGTAAATACTGGATAGATGTCTCGCTGTGTTTTTCTGATACCAGTATCTATTGTACTGTTAATACATAAAAAGTTTTGTTTATAGCTTTCTATGTTTTCTTTTTTATCTGTTACACACTTAATTGGTTTTAAATTATACAATGTTTCTTCTTTGCGTACTATACATTCTTTTACAATGCATTTTAAAACAACATTCTTTTTTGCCTTTTCCCTTTTACTTACAAATACAAGAAAACATTCCTGTTCTGGTAGCATTCTTAAATATGTTTTGTGTACATTCTGCATTCCTTTACACTCCCTTGTTTCGCACTCCATGCAATCTAAGTATGTTACACGAAGTGCATATGCTTTACAATATTTTGCCATTAATTAGCAATCCTTATCTTTTACAATTTCTAAATATTTATCTAGCCATTGAAACACAAAATGAATGTTATATGACCCAAAGCCAATATTATAAGATTCGCTTCCTACTTCTTTGTATTTAATTTCAAAATAAAAACCTAGGTTTACTCTTCTTACAACAACCTCTGCTTCTGTTACCTTTATTTTATCAGCTTCCATATCTCCCCATTGATTTTTCATAACTTCCATCATTTCTATTTCCATTACTTATACCAACCTTTCTTTTGCTTTTCCATAACACACATCTTTCATGTTGCATTCTTCTGCCATCTTACAATTATACCCTGTGCATTTCTTGTGTCTTTTTACAAGTTTGTTTTGTTCTAATAGCTTTGTTTTACTTTCCTGTATCCTTTCTAATCTTCCAATGTATTGTGCAATTTCACTTGGGTTATATTCATAATGGTATACTTTAAATTCCTGTGTATTTTTATCATCACACAAAACTATTCCATGATGTATACCTGTTAAATACATATATAACTGGCATTGCTTTCTTCCGCTTGCATGGTACTTTTGTTTTTTAAATGTAAATGTATTTACGCTTTTGATTTCTACTATGTATGGAATCTTCTTAACGCTTTCATCATATACACTTTCAAGCTTGTAATCAGCTGGTATTTCGCATATTATATCGGGGGTATAGGATAAGTCAAACTCTTCTGCAAAACGGCTATAATCGCAATCTAAAGGCTTACACAAACCACCCCTAATAAATAACCTTTGCCACTTCTCATGTATTGCATCACCCTCACTAAAGATTCTTCTTAAACCTACTGGTACTTGCTCACCTTGTAACTGTTTATAAAACAATGATAACACTTGCTGTCGTATACAGAACTTATCATCTGATACAATTACTGCACTTGCATGTAATCCTTTTCTTTCTGTTGTTTCAGCACCCCTTGTCATTACACTCTTAAGGAATTTAAGTTCTTTTGGAATGTCTTTATCTAAGTAGAATAAACCATTTAACATTTGTTCTATTTCTTTTTCTTGCGTACTTTGTACCTTCGTAAATGTTTTGTCTGCATCCTTTTTAATATCGTCTATTATTCCCATTTTATTCTCCCTGTTCTGAAATAGATAGTATGTTTGTTTGTTTCAAACCAGTGGTTGTACAGAACCTTGTTCTTGCTTGCTTTTCTGTCTCGGCATAACAGAAGAATTTATGCTCTGCACTTCCACCGCTTGTATATGTTCGCTTAAATACTATACAATAAAATATCACTCTAACATTTCCTTGTATTTTTTCTTATGTTCATCCATGATTTCTTTTCTAACAGAATCGAGGTCTGCAAAATCAACAAAACCACGTTCATAGAATAATGGGATTTCACAGCTCTGCATTGGATTACAAACTTTGCTTTTTACTACTTTGACTTTCATAATCATTCCTATACGCTCTTTGGATTCTGTGTTAAATGGGTTATGGTTAGGAATTTCTATATAACCTTTTCTTGCTACTTGCAACTTAAGCGAATCAGCGTGTGATAACTTATGACCGCCCGGAGTTTTAACATTATCACCAAAAGGTAATGCATTCATTTTATCTCTAATCTGATTGATAAATACAACTGTAGTACCTGTTTGTTCAATAATGAACTCTAACGTTGGTAAATATTTGTCCATAAGTCTCGCTACACCACCGATACGCATTTCCTGTTCACTATCAGTGTTTACTGCTTTTCTGACCTTGTCAATATCATCCTTTGGTTGTAATGATGGTACACTATCAATCATAATTAACGGAATACCCTCTTCTGCAAATCTTATCGCCCTATTGAATGCTTTTTCACCATATGGCGCTCTATATATAATCATTTGTTTTGGTTTATTACCAAAAAGTCTTGCCCTTTCTGTTGAGAACGTGCCTTCCACGGGTTCTACAAGACACAACTCATGTTGGGCGCATAACTGATACCCTAATGTTGTTTTTCCGGCACTCTCTGCTCCGAAAATCTCAATAATTCTGCCTTTTGGAATCCCACCACCAATAATGTTATCAAGGTCAACAAGTCCTGTGCTCCAACGCGGAATGTCTAAATCTGCTGTTTTCTTTCCTAAACTATAAACACTACCATTCTCTTTTTTATCTATTTCTAACATAAGTTTCATAATACCATCTTTATTCATACCTTTAGACATTTAAGATTCCCTCTCTTCCTTTTTTAATCAACCTTTTTAATGTTCTTGAAATCTCTCTATATCTCGTTTCTGTTTGTCCTACGATTTCATCTTGGTCTAGTATTTCTAACAGCTCCTCAAATTTGTCTATATACCATTCTGCTTTCTTTAAGTCCTCAAGCCTGTTTTTGTATTTATACCTCCAAACATACTTATATGCATTCTGAACACAATACTCTGCTGTTCTTTTTACTCCAAACGTCATAATCATTGCATCAATACACTCAATGCTTGTTCTATCTTTGTAATGCGCTGGGTTTATGTTATCTCGTTTCTTTCGTTCTTCATTCTCCATTGTTTCAATAATTTCTTTCATCACTTTTCTACCTCGCCATTAATGTGCTGTTATATTTTACTACTCTGCTCATGTATTTGTTTTTATTAAACTCTAAAGCGCCCTGTTCTTTCAGAGTATCAATCACCCTTGTTGTAACACTTCTTCCTTTGCATCTATCATAGAAATCATCATAAGACTTGAATACACCCTTTCTGCGCTCTTCCTCAATGGTTTCTGCGGCTTTTTCTCCAATGCCCTTAATAATACTCAACCCTTGCTGTATAACATCCTCTCCATCCATTTTACGCAATGAAGTTTTAGCTGAATAATTTACATGCGGTAACATAACCACAGCACCATCTTTTACCGCAAACTGTGAATACTTAAATATATCTGCATCATTGTCTGCATACTTCATTTTCACATACCAAAACTGTGTTGGGTAATGTACTTTATAGTACATTTGGTCAATACTAATAAGCGCATACGCTGTGCTATGACCGGCGTTAAACCCATAGATTAGCATTGACGCCCATATTGAATTAGTTTGTTCTTTTGTTAATCCCTCTTGCTTGCATCCTCTGTAAAAGTCTTTCTTCATTTGTTCGATAATTGGAACGTATTCTGGTTTTGTTAAATTCTCCGCTTTCTTCATAATCTTTAACATATCGAAACTCTGCTGTGGTGTTAAGTGTCCAACTTTCTGCGCTACTTCAACTGTTTGCTCTTGATATAACATTGTTCCATATGTTGCTTTTGTGTATTTGTAATATGGTGTTGTTGTATCCACCTCTCCTGACAACTTATTATGTGCATATGTTTCATGCATGTGCAACTGTAATGGTGCTGGTCTGTTTAATGCGTTCACCGCTATGATATCATTAACACAATCACACTGAATCATATCAAGAATCTTTTTAGGTGCTGACTTCTCCATCTGAAATATTCCGTCTGTTCTCCCCTCTCTAAATCCCTCTATAACCTCTTTGCTTTCTTCATCTTCTTCTGTTATTGTATGCCCTGTTTTCTCTCTAAGCTCACGCATTTCTGACATTGTTTTAAGTCCTAACATGTCAAACTTTACACAATTAATATGCTCTAAATCATCTTTGTCAAAACAACTGCTTAACGCTCCTGTCTTTCTATCTCTCATAATAATACAAGTATAATCACTTATATCTGTTCCAACCACAGCAACCCCGGCCGCATGTTTTCCAAGATACTTTATTTTGCCATAAAGTTTTGAAAAATGTTTTATAATGTTGTCATACTTTTCATTAAACTCTTCTGTTCTGTATCCATTCAATAAGTTACTCATATTCAGCTCATCATCTACTATGAACCCCTTAATATATGACTTAATTTCAGCAATAACCTTTTTGTTTTCATCTGCTTCAAACCAATCAACATCTTTTGTTGTTTTTAATTTGCAAACACTTGCCAAATCATTCACAAGATTATCAACTCCATACATCCCATAAGAACAAATCTGTATTGCTTTGTTTGGATATTTGTTTATAACATAATCAATTACTTCCTGTCTCCTATCTCGTTCGAAATCAAGATCGATATCCGGCAACGACTTCTTTTCCTTTCTCATAAATCTACTAAAATCAAGATTATATTTTATGCTGTCTACTTCTGTGATTCCTACTGCATAAGCTACAAGACAATTACAAACAGAGCCTCTTCCCTTTCCTGTTTCAATTCCATTTTCTTTCGCCCACGTTATGTAATCTCTAACAATAAGGAAATAGTCTGCAAAACCATGGTAGTTAATTACTTCCAATTCTTCTTTACATCTTTTCCAGTATTCCTTATTCCATTTGTTTCTGTTTTTCAATCCCTGTTTTGTTAATGTTTCAAGTTGTTTTGCTCCATCATCTGATATTTTAGGAAGTTCTAATTCTAACCCATCTAGTATGTTTTCTTCTACTTTGTTATAGATTTCTTTCATGTTATCTGCAAATCTTTCTGCAAGTTCCATTGGTCTTTTAAGCTTCTTTTTATAGATGTTTGCAAATCGTTCTGTTATCTCATATTCTGTAGGCATGTACCTTTCACTGTATGTTCGTTTTACATCTAATGTTGTTTTTCCGATTTCATGCATTTTACAATATGTGTCAAAATCTTCTTTACTTCCAAAATGTGAATCACTTGTTAGAATACATTTTATTTTCTTTCTTTTTGCCATTCCCATAAGTTCATAATCTGTTCTTTGCTGTGTACCCTGTGCATCTATCTTATATGGCTGTATTTCAATATATAAATCATCTTCGAATATTTCCTTAAACTTATCCAATAAACGCTCTGCTGTGCTTCTATGACCGTTTAAAATAGCTTGTGATGTTGCGCTTGCTATACAAGCTGTTGTACATATAAGTCCATCTGAATATTTTTCAAGTAACTTAAGGTCAACTATAGGTTTATAATAAAATTGTTTTGTGTTTGCTTCTGTCATAATATGACATAAGTTTTTGTATCCTTGCAAATTCTTCACAAATAAATTCAGATGATAACTTTTTCTCTGTGGATTTTCTTTATTGAATTTTGGTTGGAAATATATTTCGCATCCCATAACTGGTTTTATTCCAACTTCATTACATGCTTGATAATGTTTTATAAGTCCACTGATAGAACCATGGTTGCTTATCCCTAATGCTCTATATCCTAATTCTTTTGCATGTTTTGCTAACTGCTCTGGCTTACCGAATCCATCAAACAATGAATATTCATCATGCCTGTGTAAATCGAAAAAATTTCCCATTTATATCTTCCTTTCTGTTCTCTATGTTCTACTTAATTATAACAAAAGGGTTGATTTTGTCAACCCCTAACACGTAACTTTATTTTGTTTTACTCTTCCCAATCGTCCTCTTCTTCATCCCAATCGTCAGAATCATTTTCTTCGTCCGCTTCTTCCAAAAGGTCAATGTAATATTCTTTTGACTTCTTCGGTTTACAATCAATGTCACGCTCTTTACACAACTTATAAAGCTCCTGTGGCTTCATGCTTTCATAATCATTTGTTTCGTCCTCTTCTTCATCCCAGTCATCTGTTTCTTCGACTTTTGTTTTAGCTTTTGTTTTTGTTTTGTTTGATTTCTTCTTAGGTTCATCCTCTTCATCAAAATCTTCATTGTTATCAGATGGATATGCCTTATCAATGTATTTTAAGATTGCTGAATCAGACAATGGCTTTACTTTGTTATTTCTAAATTTTGCTTTGTCTAACGGAATAACAGAATATGTTGTGTTCTGCCCTTTACCAATTCTTTTAATCTCATAATCTCTATCAAGAAGCGTTCCATATGTTTCATATAATGAAGCAAGTGCTGGAACTGGTGAACAGTTATTAACTGCCGCCATTAACAGTTTTACTTCTTTGCTTTCGTAGTCATAGACACTCCAAAGGTACATTTTTCGTGTTCTCAGATTTTCATCTTCGCAATACTCACAAGTTCTGCCAAATTCCTCTTGGCATGGAACGTTTACACCTAAAGCAAAACTGTCATGGAACTTGATTTCTAAACCATCTTCCATATCTGTTAAGAAACGAACTCTTGCTTTTGAATCCTCTTTGAAAAACATAAATTTTCCCTTACTTGTTCCACTCTTGCTGATTTCACTTTTAATGTCTGATAACTTAATTTTTCCCATGTTGTTTCTCCTTTTATTCTTTTGATATGTTTGTTTTATACTCGCCGATTTCTACCGCACAAAACTGTTTTGGATTTATGATATAACCACCGAACTCTATATATGCATTTGCATCTTCAAGGTAACATTGTTTTATAACATTTGCTATGTTACTAACTGAATCTTTCACAACTTGTTTTGCTTGTTTTACGAGTTCTGTTAAAAGCATTTCATCAAAACTTGCTTTATCCTCATTACGCATAAAACCGAATTTTGTTTCGTATTCGCTACAAATCAGTTTGTACTTTTCACTTTCCTCATTATACTCTCCATGTACCGTTCTGTCAATCGTTAATTTTTCCAATGTATCTTTGTGATACAAATTCATTTTACAATTCACTCTATATCTTAGTACCATGCTTTCTGACCCTCCTAGAACGCTGTTTAGCGGCTTTTATTTCTTCCTCTGACATTTCCCCTACATCCTTTTTATCAGCTGGATAATCAAAGCGTATCACATTAAAAAACCGCTTCAAATACTCTGTTCCTTTTATTCCGCATTCATCATTATCTAATGCAGATATTACTGTTGTAATTCCTTTTTGTTTTAATTTGTTTACTTGTTCATCTGATATATGCCACCCTAATATTGCAACAACATTTTTTATATGCCCTCTTGTTTTAAGACTTAAATAATCCATGTATCCCTCACATATATATGGAATGCAGTTCTCTTCATATGTTCCACATAGTGTGTCACGCTTTCTGAATCCCTCATTGTATAAATACTTTCTTTTCTTTTCAACATGCGGGTTCATTGTTCTCCCCACCCATCCCATAAACTTTCCATTGTCCAATATTGGGAATATAAATGGATATACAACATTGTAATTGTATTTACACTTTGAAACATTCAATGCACGCTTGCTGAATCCGCGTTTCTTCATGTATTCAATTATTTGTTTTTCATCCTTACTGTTTGCTTCATTCCAATCTGTTGTTTTTAGTCCATAGTAATAATCCTTAGCTTCAATCAATGCTTGCTTACTTTGTTTCTTTCGCTTTCTTTTAACCTTTATCTGTAGCTTTTCTATTTTATCACTATGTAATATTTGTTCTAACAGACAACATGCTTGTAAATCATTTAACTCTGGATGTGCTTTCATAACAAAATCTAATGCATTTCCTTTTGCTTCACAACCAAAACAAAAAAATGTTCCATCATCTAAACAAATTCTCATTGATGGGTTTATATCATCATGGAAAGGACATATAATATTAAACTCTGTTGTTGTTATTTCTTCAACAATTCCATAATAGATTAATACTTTCGCAAGTTCCTTTCCTCCATATGTTCTTATCATGCATCCTGTTCTAGCCTTTCTGTTCTGTTATCTTAATGTATGGCTCTGATATTTCAACATCACAGCATTTTCCTAACTGCGCTTTGTCCTCTTTACTTATTTTGCCTGTTTCATACATTCTGTCTAACTTTGCTTCGTCCATGCTTTCTTCAACATCAATGAACTTTTTGAACTTCTTCGCATCTACTCCACACTGTTTCAAATACTTAATAAGTCCATCCATATCATTTACTTTGTATGTTTTATTCACAACTGTTTTGTACAACTGTTTTGAAATGTTTTGTTTTAACTTTTCAAACTTCCATGTTAGCTTCTTTCTTCTAACTTTTGTTACTTTAAGTTTCACATGATTTGTGTAATAGTTCATCCCATCTTTTAACTCAATATCAAAAGTTTCTTCTCCTTTTGGGAGATTTGTAAACATAAAATTTGTAACTGCAAGCTGTTCTTTTTTTCTTACTTCATCATAATATTGGTCAAACTTCTTTTTCTCTTGCTGTGCTTCATATAGTCTTCTAACGCTCTGTTCTATCTGTGCTGTATTCATTCTTCTGTCCTGTCCTTTCCTTGTATTCTTTTACTGCCTGTCTCTGTGCATATAATACTGAATTGATATCTTTCGGATATGTTCTGACATTTACATCACGAATGAAAATAAGTTCATCAAATGTTAATTCTTTTTCTTCTCCTACTGGTGTCTGCACTCTTACAAGCTCCTTTCTCCTATTTACTCCAACAACTCTTGCTGTTCCCAGCTTCTTTAAAAGTTTTCCGTGTTTTGTTTCAATAAATCTAACATAACAAATCATGCAACCAACCTGTAAAACATTATCATAAATTCTCTGCTCTTTTCTTGAACCATATTTCATCTCGATTTCTTCAAGTGTTACAAATTTTCTTTCTTCTGTTTCATCTGTACTTGTTTTAGTCTCTTTTGTTTCAACTGGTTTTTCTACCTTTGTTTCGCTTTTTACTTCACCCCATGCTCCATTATCCTCATTGTTTGATTCTGGCTGTTTTTCAACAACTTCATTCTCATAAACATTAAGTCTGTCAATCAACTCCTGTTTTGTAAACTTATGTCCTTTGCTTTCTAATGTGAGTCCTCTGTTTCTTGACTCCTGTTTTAACTCTGCAACTTTCATTTCTTCAAATCTCATTTGTTTTGTTCTCCTTTTCTTTTTATGTCTTAATTATATCACTTTGCTTTTTCTTTGTCAATATTTATTTTAAAACGATTATGCAAATTACTGATAACATATAAATCATTCCAAACAATGATAAACAAGCTATGATGTCATTAAAATCCTGTTTTGTTATGCCCCATTCTTTCCAAAAAGTTCGGAACACTCTTTTTAGTGTTCTTACCTTTCTTTTTACTTTTCTCTGTAGCTTTCTATAATTGTATGGTGTCATTTTGTTTTATCTCCTTTCTGAAATGTCCAACAACTTCTTTACTGCCATCTGAAACTCTTCACTTGCTCTATGTTCTTTTATTGCTCCTATATCTGTCATACATTTCAGATAACCATATAATTTGTTTTCAGCTTCATCAAAACTTACTAAGCCTCTTCTGTATGTTGCTAATACGATTGTTTCGAACTCTGCATATTTTACCATTTTTGTTTCCTCCTAATTTGTTTTCTTTCTTGTTTCTAAAACTATATTAACATATGCTTTATTTATTGTCAACATCAATTTCATAATTTTCTAAAAAGAAATTAATTGTTCTCATTACATCACTATTCTTTGAATAATCTGCTTCAACTGCTTCTGTTTTCAAATCAATATATCCAAGCGTTCTACGTTTATAATCATTTACATAGATTCTTTCATATGCTCCTTTACTCCAATACTTGAAAACATAATAGTTACTTTCATCATCCTTGTTTGTTCCGCACCATGGATTTGTATTTCCGTCTCTATCAATTACTGCTACCTTTGCATATCCTGTAAATTTCTTCATTTTTGTTTTCTCCTTTTCTGTTTTGTTTGTTCTCTCTTAACTTGATTTAATTATATATCAAAGGATTGATTTTGTCAACCCTTTAATTATATTTTTTTTAATCGAATAAACAATATCTTGCATAACTGTAACCTTGTGTATTTACAAAAAACTTTTGTTCTGTTTTTTCATTTACAATCATTATAACATATTGCGTGTAATCTTCTTCACATCCACAAGGAACATCTTTTAAAAAATTAAAATCTTTTAACAAATTATTTTTGAAATAAGTAAATTCTTTATCATTCATAATAAATGCCATTGAACAAATTGCCTTTACATTGTAATATTCATTTTCACCTAACAACTGTTCTGTATATTCCTTAAGTGTATTGTTTTTATTTAATTTAGGCTCTGCTAAATTTAATTTCATTTCTGTTTTAAATGTTCTTTTCTTCATTTGTTCTTCCTACTAGTTTGTTTTCTTTATTAACTGCTTTCCTTTAACTTGATTATATTATAACATATATAAAACAAAAGTCAATACTTTTTATAAAATATTTTAAAATAAATAAAGCTATATAAAATATATAAATATATTAATTATATTATATATAATATATAGCCTTATGCTTTGCTCTATTTATTTGTTTTATTTATCTGTTTTGTTGTGTTTTGTTTCTTTCTTCTTCCACTTATCTGTATAAGTATCATTATACTTGTCCTTATACTTCTTGTGGTATTTATCTTGCATGTTATGAATTGCTATTACATCATATCCAGTGCCGTTAAGCTGTTCGCACATTCTGTTTATTTCTTTCAGCTCTTTTGTTACATCCTGTATGAGCTTTGAAATATACTCTGCATCTGCTCCCATTCCATTATTCATACATTTCTGCCACTGTTCTTCATACAGTTCTTTTGTTTCATGCTCCCACTGTTTATACTGTTCCATTGCATTCTTTACAAACTTAGGAAGAACACTGTCATTCACATCATCTGTTGTGTATTTACTCCAATCTCTTGGAATCATCTGTGGGAACTGCACTTGTCTTAACGGAATCAATTTTTGGTGAAGATTTATGTACTTGTGGTGTAGCTTTCTTTTGTTTGCGCATTCATCCATATACTGACATTCTAACTTTCTTTTAAATCCTTGTAACCCAAGAAAGCAAAAATAATCTGCAAGCTGTTCATGGAAACTTAATGCTTTCTGCATGTGTTCATCAAGTTTTACATACACTTCTTCTGCAATGTTTTCTTGCATACGTTTGTTTCTTTGTGTTCCCATATATGGTTGCTGTTCCTGTGTATTCCATCCCTGTTCTGTGTTTGCTTTGTTTGTATTCACATTTTCGTCATATTTCACACCATTTACTTCATACATTGTTTTGACCTCCTTATATTACTGGAAAATTATAACTTGTTCCGCATAACTCACAGCTACTAACCATAAAAGTACCAACATCTGTTGCAACATTTGTGTGGTACACTTTTCTACTTCTTAACTGGTCTGCATGAACATTATTTCCACACTTTGTTCTAAGCACATATTGCGTTGTTCCTGTTCCGATTGTTATAGCTACCGTTTCTGCACTTGTTACTGTTGGAATTGCCTGTGCAATACAAATACATACTCTTTCTTTGTTACTATAACTTGCCTGTGGTATGTTCAAAACCAAAACACCATCTTGAACTACTACACTGTTTGTTTTAACAAAATGTACACAACCACCGCATCCATATCCATTATTATTATATAAACTACATGCCATTTTATATCACCCTTTCTAACCCTTTTAATTAAACGAATAGGGCGGTTTTTATGCCGCCCCTACAAATATATCACGCATAAGCGGAAACTCTCTTAAATCATCAAATAAACACCTTTAGCATCCACATGCATTATTGCAAGCTGTTCCAAAATGTGAAAACATATGTGCGCTTTCATATGGACTACAAGTCTGATATGCTGGAATTGGTGTTGGTCTTAATGTTGAAATAAGTGTTGCGTTCTGTGCCTGCTGACTCAGCTGGAAGTTTGCTGTCTGCAACTGGTCACGTAAGCTCTGAATCTCATTCTGTGTCATTAATGCTCTTGTTGCATCACCATCTGCTTTAATAGCGTTCACAATATCACAAGTGTTTCTTGCATTCTCATATCTTACAGAGTCAATGCTTCTCTGCGTTGTGCAACAGCAATCCGCAAGCTGTGAAGCAAGCGCATTTGTATTCTGCATTCCTGCTACTGCTACGTTGTTAATTGCTTGCTGTGTTCCGTTAAAACCATTCAGAAGTGATGTGTTGACTGCATAGAATCCATCACAAATTCCATTCTCCAAACCATTCAGTTTGTTCATAACTGCTTGGTTATCAAACCCTCTCTGAATTGCACTATCTGTATATGCGCTTGCTGTACTATTCATACCATTACCACCCCAATTTCCAAAGTTACCTCCCCATGCAAGTAGGAAGAATAAGAAGAAAATCCAGCTTCCATTACCATCGCCGAACATTCCATTGTTTTCTTTTCCGAGTGCTAATGCATCAGCTACACTCAATCCATTTCCATCCATTCCCATAATTGTTACCTCCATTAATAATATTTATATAAGCCGCTATATGTACACTTTAGCGGTTCATACCACCCATAAATGCTTGAAACTGTTTATAAGCCTGTTCTATATCTATTCCTCTTTGCTTACATAAATTTCTAGCTACTTGCTCAAGTTCTTGTTCCGATTTTCCTTGCACCATTTCTTCTGCTCTTTTAAAAAGCGGATTATTCTGCATCATTTGTTTGCTCAACTTCTGAAACATAAGCCACACCCTCCTTGAGTTCTTTTATTCTTTGTTTCAATTCACTTACAACATTTTCAAACTGTTGTTTAGATACATATTCAACGCTTGCTTTATTTTCTGTTGGTTTTAGTATATATGTTTTAAGTTCTGCTGAACCATCTAACAATATTTGCTTTGTGTATATACAACCATTTGCAATGTCGGTAAAAACAAACAAACTGCCATCTAAATCAATCATGCTTGCTTTCGCTTCATCATAACTTGAAACTGGTCTACCTTTTAGCATCTGCGTTTGACTCTGATTTTGCATATATGGTTGTTGGTAATTGTATTGCTGTTCCATCTGCGCAATTCTATTTTGTGTTAATTGTTGCTGATACGGATTCATCCCATACCCTGTATAATTGTACATCAATCACCACTCCTTTCATGCTCTTAATATATCACACTTTTAATGTTTTGAAATATAAACAAAGTATACTAGGAATAACCTTAAAGAATATGTGCAATAAAAAAGGAGTGCTTTCGCACTCCATCAAATCATTCTGCCTATTTTCATAAGCATCTTTCTATGTTTCTTTTTAACTGCAATTTCCGATAATCCAATTTCATCCGCTATACATTGTAAGGTTTTCTTTTCCTTATAATGCATCCATAGAATCTGCTTTTCTTCCTCGCTCAACATTGTTTGCTCCATCAAATCACCAAACTCTTTTACAGAACTTATGTCCTTTAATTTCGTCCTAGTTTCTGCGTTCTTTTTATCCATGCTTACCACTTCCCATAAACTTTCCGCATACTGGACATTTCTTAGAATTACCACCTTGCTTATTTCTATTCTTTGCAATCTTAACAGTTTTTATTGTTCGTGTTTTTGTTACGTGTATATGTGACCTTGCCATTTCTAATTCTCACCACCTTGGTTATGAACTGCATTGTCGTTGTACCGATTTCCACTTACATCATTATATTCTGCATTTGCATTGTCTCCGCTTGTGTCAATATCAACATCTTTTCCGTTTGCATCTGTTGTCACATAATCAAATTGTGACTCATACAGACAAAACAACCAAAACTAAATGCTGATTGCAAGAACATTAAAACAATCAAAATTATTATAATGATATCTTTTAGTTTGTTCGACCTTTTATACTCCTTTTGTACGTCTATCAGTATTTCTTCAAATTCTTTGTTTTCCATATTATCACCCCTTAATACTTTTCAAGTACCACTTTTACATAGAACTGCTTTGAGAATGATGGATAATTTGTTTCTCCTATCGAAAAGCATGGGGCAACACCACTCGGTGTAAGAACCGCCCCTACTGTAGCTGGCTTACCGGTAAATTTA